TTGCTCTTCGACAGAACGCTATCCCGTTGATGGGAAAAACAATTTCCAAGAATTTAGAGTACGCACTTCTCCGTCATAGTGTAGAGAACATCGTCATCTTTCTTGACGCTGATGCTCGGATGGATGCATTGAAACTTGAACACCGATTGAAGCAGTATGAGATTGACACAAAACTCGTCTTGACCGATGGAAAAGATGCGAGTGAGATGGGATTCACAACTTCGTGGGATGCAATTGATTCCGCAAAAACAACGAATTTCAAGCAGTTTATTGAACAGAGGTTATCTATCGCATGAAAATAAAAGTTCCGTTTAAGAAATTACAGCACGTTATACATTTAGCCGATATCCATATTCGTTTGTTCCGTAGACACGATGAATATGAGCAGGCATTTAGTCGTTTATATCAAGACATTCGTGATAAGCAGTTGAAGAACTTTGTCATCGTATTAGCCGGTGACATCGTTCACGCTAAAACCGATATGAGTCCAGAAATGGTTGAGGTGACTTCTCGTTTCTTAAAGACTATTTCGGATATTGCACCGACCATTATGATTGCAGGTAACCACGATTGTAATCTTGCAAATACAAATCGTATGGATGCACTTACACCCATCGTAAACAACCTCCAACATCCCAATCTCTATTATGTAAGAGAAAGTGCATTGGTCGAGGTTGCTGATACCACGTTTGCGGTGTGTTCTATCTTTGACGAACAAGAGAACTGGCCAACCGCTGATGAGATTGACGAAGGAACAAAAATTGCTCTCTATCACGGGCCGGTGCACGGTTCTACTACCGACGCAAACTTTACCATTACTAATCGCCACGTACACGTTGATTCATTCAATGGGTATGATATCGTTATGCTCGGAGACATTCACAAGCATCAAGTTCTTAAGGAAGCTGACCCAATTATTGTCTATGCTTCAAGTCTTATTCAACAGAACCACGGAGAGACGCTCGAGAATCACGGTTGGTGTCTCTGGGATATTCCGTCAAAGAGTTTTGAATTTATCCCACTTGAAAATGACTACGGATATGTAACACTTGAAGTACATGATACAAAGATTACATACCCTGCGAATATGCCCAAGAACGCCAGAATGCGTCTGTTTACAGGTGATTTGGAAAACACACAAGTCAAGAAAATTATTACCACACTGCGAAACAACTACAACATCATCGAATTGAGTGTCAGTAAGAATCGATTTAACAAGACAGTTACTCGTCTCGCAAATGCGACACACGATGCGTTAGATTTAACAGACGTGCCGACACAGAATACACTCATCAATCAATGGTTAGGACGTAATTATTCTACATTGGATCCCGATGTGTTACGGGCAATTGAAAAGATTAACAAGGATTTGAACGGGAAGATTGCACACGATGATCATTCTCGTAATATCCATTGGCGTCCGCTGAAGTTTACCTTCTCCAATATGTTCTCGTATGGGGAAGATAACGAAATTGACTTCACCGACATGAAGGGTGTGTATGGTGTATTCGCACCAAACGCTTCTGGAAAAAGTTCTATTATGGATGCGTTGATGTTCTGTCTCTATGACAAGACTCCACGTGCGTTTAAGGGTGACCACATCATCAATAACCGAAAAGATAGCTTTGAATGTGAACTCACATTTGAAATTAACAACGAAGTGTTTGGTATTAAGCGGGTTGGTACCAGAAAGAAGAATGGTGATGTCAAGGTTGATGCCTCATTTTGGAAGGTGCAAGACAACGGAGACAAACTCAATCTCAACGGTGAGGACCGACGAGATACGAACGCTAGCATTCGTTCGTATGTGGGAACCTATGAAGATTTCGTGATGACAGCATTGAGTAGTCAAAACAGTAATGCCCTCTTCATCGACAAATCACACTCGGAACGAAAAGACTTACTTATTCAGTTTATGGGATTGAATGTATTTGATAAACTGTTTGATGCGGCTCACGGAGAGAGTAAAGAAATCTCCGGCGTCCTCAAGCGATTTAAAAAGTCTGATGTCACCGACCAGATTGCTGAAACGCAGAATAAATTAACTACCGAGTCAGTTGTAATGACAGAGGTGGAAGAAGAAAAAGAATACTATGAAAACTTTATACTTGGACTGAATGAAGAGTATAAAGTACAACATACATTAAAACGCCCCGTACCCGAAACATCGGGAGATATTGACGAACTAGAATCAACACTTAAAAAGCATCAGACCAAGTTGAAGAAGATTCAAGAAGATATGTCATACACCGATATGAAGGTACAATCGGAACGTAATGAATTAAAGATGGTAGAGGATGACTTTGAACAATATGATATTGCTAAACTAGAAGAGTCTATTGCAAACTGGAACAAGTTAAATGATTTGTTAAGTAAGGGAAATAGCGCCCTTCGTGTTGTTAACACCAAGATAGAAGAGAAGGACAAGTTTAAGACTAAACTATCGGGGTATAAGTACAATCCGAAGTGTGATGTTTGTGTTGCGAACAACGCTTCAGTTATCGAAGATTTAACGGCAGTAAACGCTGAGTTGGATGAGTTGAACGCCAAACGGTTAATTCAAGAAGATTCTATCACCAGAATTATTGAACAGATGGAACCGTTGGAAAATGACAAAAAGGAATATGAAGAAGCACAAGAGTTAAAGGATACAATCAATACGTGGAAGCAAAAATTGAACGAATCCGAGACAGCTCTTGCCACCCTAACACTTGCACAAGAAAAGACACAGAATGTAATTTCAGCCGTCGAATCGGATATCGTAACATATAAGACCAACGAAGAAAATATCTTATATAATGCAGATATTGATAGTAAGTTAGAAGAGATTCAACAGAAGATTGCGGAAAACAAAAAGGCTTTACAAAAAGTTGATAATAGACTTCGTGAAATCCACGGCACAATCTCTGTATTAAAGGCAAAAAAGGAAGAACTATTAGCAAAACTAAAGGAAGCCGAAGAATTGGAAACAACCTACGAAGCCTATAACCATTATATGATGGCAGTTGGTCGTGACGGGGTGCCGTATGAATTGATGAGTAAGGCTATTCCAAATATTGAAGCAGAGATTAATACGATTTTATCACAGATTGTAGACTTTACTGTGTCGCTAGAGGTGGATGGTAAGAACATCAGCGGAAAGCTAACGTATGATAATGACCGTATCTGGCCGCTGGAAAACTCGTCGGGGATGGAACGATTTGTCAGTAGCTTGGCAATCCGTGTCGCATTAATGAACGCTTCGAATCTCCCCAAGTCCAACTTTATGATTATTGACGAAGGATTCGGAGTATTGGACGCAGATAATCTTCATTCCATGCAAACATTGTTTAATATCCTCAAAACTCATTTTGATTTTATACTTATAGTAAGTCACTTGGAGAGTGCACGAGACATGGTAGATAACTTAATCGAAATTCGCAAGGAGGATGGGTACTCGCAAATTTCGGTGTAATTGGGGATATGAATGGCGCGTACACGAAAATCGATACAACCCCTTAATCTTATTAAATATAATGTATTAATTGAAGATAAAGGGACTCGATCAGAATACTTTAAAATATCACAATTTGATGGATATTTCTACGGCGGCCGCAATGCGTTTCTCATTGCGGGCGCCGGTGTTCTGCGACCAAATTCTAAAATTTTAGTAGAAATATTAAATTCAGATGGAGATACAGTATACAGCGTACCGGTTCAATCGTTTGTTGAAGGTAATTCACGATTAATTCAAGTAGAAATTTATTCAGATACGCCTATTGGACCTGGGAAGATTGTTATATTAGGATGTGCCGATACCTATATCGATGGAAAACCTATTCCATCTGAATGGTCTGATAAATTTAATGTTCGATGGATTTCTGATGTAGTAATTTCACCTTTAGTAGAAAATAGAACACCTATAAGATTTTTACGTTCGCCTGAACTTATAGTAGAGGAAAAATTTTATCTTGCACCAAGTTCTTCTGCTTTTACTCAATCCGCACAAGAACAAGTTGATTTACAAATCTCACCTAAATATTTTAGTGTGTTTCCAAACGGATATTTGTTAAAAATAAATGGACCGGATACTAGTACTAGATTTTTTTCTGATTATTTAGGCGGAGTTGTTACTGGGTCAATAAAATACGATGGACCTAATGGTGCAGAAACTGCTAGTATAAATCTACCAATAACTCGAATATATAATAGAAGTTTCGCTGAGTCAGAAGGTTCGTTGATATACACGGATAAAAATAATTTAATATTAAGTGGATTTATTAGTAGTAGTGGTCAATATTCCACTGCAATTAATAAATCAAATAATGTAAACTTGACAAGTAGTTTAAATATTGAATACAATCAATTACAAACTTTCTTAACAAAAGAAGCAATATCCTTCGCTAAAATACGACTAGTAAACTTAAATACTATATCAGGTGAAATTAACAAAATACGACTGTCGTATAAGCCAGCAACAGAACCAGGTGAGTTTGTCGTATTAGGTGATGTACGTTCAAATGTTAGTGAATTATTAGCAGTTGATAGTGGCAGTAAAATAGCAGAAGTTGGAAAATTTAGAGAAATTGATATAGACACATACTGGTATAGTGCTACTATGTCACTACAAAAATTTCCAGAAACCGATCACCCGGATTCTGTTCCAGATTATTATTTATCTTCTTCGTTAATAACAACGTCAAATTTTTTAAATCAATGTTGTATAAACTTACTAGATTCTGTAAACGCCAATCCACCAATTTCTAGTAGTAATACTACATTTGAAAATGATGTTTCGTACTTTATTGGAACTCGTGCTTCATCCTCTCTACAACTATTCCCACAAACAGAATATACTTTATCGTTTGAAGCGTTTGTATCCAGAACTTCCGGTTCAATTACACTAAATCAATCAGATTATTCTATGGAAGTTTATTTAATTCCATTGTCTGGTTCTAAAGTACTAGGTACAGATCCAAGAGGTCAAAGATTAGCGACAATAACACCATCGCAGACTTTTCAAAGACAAAATTTTGAAACATTAGAATATAATTTTATTCCAAAAACCAAGGAAGTTGGAACGTTTGCTTTACGATTTATAGTTTATGGGGGATTTTGGGATATAGCAAATGTATCCATCAAACCAGCAACAGAACCATTCTTTAGTCCAGATGAATTTGATACATTAATCCCTAACGTAAATTATAGAAATAAGTTTGTAACGTTTAAAGCAGAATATCTGGATATCAATAACAACTCTATAGGAATATCTACAGTATCATTGCCAACATACTTTGTAGGTTCAGACGCTGTATCTGGAAGTGGTGGCAGTTATCCATTTACAATTGAAACGGATACATTTGTTGGTGATGCTATTACAAATAATTTTGCTTTGTCAAAGCCATATGACTCTACATCAATTATAGTGTCAGTTGATGGCTTAACATATACAGAAACAATAGACTATAGTATATCTGGTACAACATTATCTTTCATTTCCGCACCACCAAGTCAATCTAATATTTTAGTACGAGCATTTCTAAACGTCACAGAAAATTTAACTGGTTCGTTTAGTGGATCATTTTTAGGAAACATAAGTAATGCTGTTACCGCAAGCTATGCAGAATTTGCTGAAAACGCATTTCCATACAGTGGATCTGCGTTGATAACGGGTTCTCTTACGGTGTCTGGAAGTGGATTAGATGTTACTGGAACAACAGCAATGCAGGCTATTTTAGAAAAAGCACAAATTCAAAATACTGCAGCCACGGGTACAATAAATTACGACATTGCTAAACAGGTGGTGTTATATTATACTTTAAATTCTACCAATAATTGGACCTTGAATTTTAGAGGAGATTCTACAACTTCATTAAATACTTTGATGGCAGTTGGACAAACGTTGACACTGGCGTTTTTAGTAACAAACGGTAGTACTGGATATTATCCAACATCTCACACTATAGATGGAAACGTTATAACACCAAAATGGCAAGGTGGTGCAGTTCCTTCGTCGGGAAACACTAATGCTGTAGACATTTACACCTACACCATCATAAAAACAGCAAATGCAACGTTTACAGTGTTTGCATCACAAGTAATGTTTTTGTAATTATGACTCCTATTGTAAACAATATCGGTGCTGCAGCAGCCCGTGGTTTTGGATTTATGATGGTAGTAACGCCTACGCCAACTCCATCAATAACACCTAGTGTAACAATAACTCCATCACTTACAAAAACTCCATCAATAACACCAACTGTAACACAAACAACTACTCCATCAAGATCAGTTACACCAACTATTACACCAACACCATCAATAACATCTACCCCTAGTGTTACCACAACACCATCAATTACACCTACTCCATCTATTACCACAACGCCAAGTATTACCAGAACACCATCTATTACCACAACACCAAGTATTACCCCTTCTATTACTACTACACCATCTGTTACTAAAACGCCGTCTATTACTACAACGCCATCAATTACTAGAACTCCATCTATTAGTATTACTCCAAGTATTACTATAACTCCAAGTATAACCCCATCCATTACAACAACTCCAAGTATTACCAGAACACCATCTATTACTACAACGCCATCAATTACTAGAACTCCATCTATTAGTATTACTCCAAGTATTACCACAACACCGTCTATTACCACAACACCGTCTATTACCACTACGCCATCAATTACTACCACCCCAAGTATTACCCCATCTATCACAACTACACCGTCTATCACAACTACACCAAGTATTACACCATCTATTACCACAACACCTAGTATTACTACAACGCCATCAATTACCACAACACCTAGTATTACTACAACGCCATCAATTACCACAACACCTAGTATTACGCCTTCTATAACTACAACGCCTTCCATTACTAAAACACCGAGTATTACTACTACGCCTTCTATTACTAGAACACCAAGTATCACTACTACACCATCAGTAACTACTACACCATCAATTACAATTACTCCAAGTATTACCACTACCCCAAGTATTACTATAACTCCAAGTATAACCCCATCCATTACAACAACTCCAAGTATTACCAGAACACCATCTATTACTACAACACCATCTATTACCAGAACTGCAAGTATTACACCATCTATTACGACTACACCAAGTATTACTACAACACCGTCTATTACTACAACGCCAAGTATTACACCTTCTGTTACCACAACGCCGTCTATTACTAGAACGCCAAGTATTACACCTTCTGTTACCACAACGCCGTCTATTACTAGAACGCCAAGTATTACACCTTCTGTTACCACAACGCCGTCTATTACTAGAACGCCAAGTATTACACCTTCTGTTACCACAACACCGTCTATTACTAGAACGCCAAGTATTACTAAAACAGCAAGTATTACGCCATCAATAACTGTAACACCGTCTATTACTAGAACGCCAAGTATTACTAGAACAGTAACACCATCTGTAACAAAAACACCATCGCCAGTAACGCCGTCACCAACTCCATCACCAACGCCTTCGCCAGTGACGCCTTCGCCAACGCCATCACCAACACCTTCGCCGGTGACGCCTTCGCCGGTAACGCCTTCGCCGGTAACGCCTTCGCCGGTAACGCCTTCGCCGGTAACGCCTTCGCCGGTAACGCCTTCGCCGGTAACGCCTTCGCCGGTAACGCCTTCGCCGGTAACGCCTTCGCCGGTAACGCCTTCGCCAGTAGCATGTTCAGTTGGGTGTATAGGTTCACTTTATTGTAAAGATTTATATTTAGTAGGATGTACCACTTATCAATTTGCTAACTGTTCTACGGTAGCAAATTACACAGTACAAAATTGCGATTTAACTGATCAAATTTGTAGTGGAGGTTCTTGTGTAAATACGCCATCGCCAATAACTCCTTCGCCAATAACTCCTTCACCAATAACTCCATCACCAGAAACGCCATCACCAATAACTCCATCACCAGAAACGCCATCACCAATAACTCCATCACCAGAAACGCCATCACCTGAAACACCATCACCAATAACTCCATCACCAGAAACGCCATCACCAGAAGCACCTGCGCCTACACCTGCTCCGACATCTTCGTGTCAACACGACACATATGCCTGTTTTGGGGTAGATTTATATTATTGTTCGTTTGGAACCTATGTATTAGCATGCGTGGATTATGTAGACTGTGGTGGAAGTCAGTTTTTATGTACATAAAATTGTTATAACTACACAACAACTTTTAGTAGAATATTATGGAAGAAAACGTACTAGATTATACAATTCCTAAATTTACAGGTAAACACAAACATCCTGTAGATACTTTAAAAAAATCACTTACATTAAAATATGTGGACGATGAATCTGGTGTAGAACAGCGCAATGATGATGATTTAATTGAAGCTGATTCTAGTACAACCCGTATGCGTCGATATAATAAAAAAAATAGAGAAAAAGTACGTCAATATCTAAAAAAGACACAAGATGATCGTGTTGCTCGTAACAGAGACAGACGTAAAGCTGTCGCAAAACATGGAAAAACTAAAATGAAAAATCACGATGTCCATCATCCAAACGGTCCACATAACGGTAACGCACGTTTAACTAAAAAAGATCACGGTAGAGATAAAGTTAATGAAGTATTTCGTATGATTGTGGAAGGTGGTGCCGCTGGTCATATGGCACATCCATACGAAGATGACTCGTTGACGTTTGCCCAAGTAAAAGAAATGATTCATCGTGGATTGGTGGGGGCATTAGACGCAGAAGCTCCCGTTACCGAAAAATTAGATGGTCAAAATATTGCATTTACTATTCGTGACGGGGAAATTCGGTTTGCTCGTAACAAAGGACAAGTTAAGAACCGTGGTCAAAATGCATTAGATGTAGCTGGTATCCGAAATATGTTTGCGGGTAGAGGCAATATTGAACGAGCTTTTACTGGAGCCGCAGAAGATTTACGAGATGCAGTTGCTAAAATGCCACCTGAACAACGTGACGCTATTTTTGGTAACGGTAGTAAGTTTATGAATGTGGAAATCATTTTTCCAGATACAAAAAACGTTATACCATACGATAAATCAGTATTGGTATTTCACGGAACTATTGAATATGACGAATCGGGGGAAGAGATTGGTCGTTCACAAGATGATGCAAAGGCCGTACACGATGCATTAGTGAAGGCAAATGCGAGTAAGCAAAAAACATTCGGTATCTCTGGTCCAAAAACCATTACATTTAGTGATACAGATACCTCTCGCAACAAGAAAAAGATGCAAGAGTATATTCGTCGTATTCAGCGATTGCAAAATGAGTATAGATTAGATGACGATTCTACTGTTGAAGAGTACAAGCGTGAATGGTGGGGTCGTGAAATTGATGCAATGGGGTGGGATTTAACCGATGAACAGCGAGAAGGATTAATTGGTCGTTGGGCAATGGGTATCAAGAAGTTTGGCCCAAAAGATATTGAAGATAAAGAACTGAAAAAGAAAGTCAAAGAATTTGAAAGTGAACACGTTCCAAGTCTCCAACGTAAGGCAGCACAACCATTAGAACGTACCTTCTTGCAAGTAGGTACGGATGCAATGCGTCGAGTCACGGACTTCTTGGGTTCTAATAATCCACAACTAGCTGCTCAATTAAAGAAAGAAGTGTTAGATACTATCCGAGAACTTCAAAACACCGATGACCAGAACAAATTAGCTAAACTTCAACAGCAAGTAGAACGACTACAGGCGTTAGGGGTAGATAACATCGTTCCATCAGAAGGTATGGTGTTCGTCTATAACGGTAAACCTTATAAATTTACAGGCACATTTGCCCCAGTTAACCAAATTTTAGGTACCTTGAAGTTTGCTGCTGGAAAAGCCGAAATAGTCGAACCAGCAGAATCACCAGAAAAGGCAGCAGAACGTAAAGCATCTCCTGCGGCACAACCAACTGTAGCAAATAAGACACAAGCACGAGGACCAAAACGTACTGTAGCTATCTTTGCTGGACGATTCCAACCATTTCACGCTGGACATTATAGTGTTTATGAGGCATTGGTAAAGAAATTTGGTAAGGACAACGTATATATTGCCTCATCAGATGTTACAGACCCAGTTCGTTCTCCGTTTGGGTTTGACGAAAAACACAAAATTATCACAACAATGTTTGATGTTCCAGAAGATCATGTCGTCCAAGTAGCAAATCCATATGCTCCAACGGAAGTATTAGAAAAATTACCACCGAACACAACTTACGTTACCGCTGTCAGTCAGAAGGATGCAGAACGATTGGGTTCAAAAGGTAAATACTTTAGACCATATGAAGATGGAAAATCAACAGAAGGGTTTGCTGACCGTGGGTACTTTATTGTAGCACCAGAATTTCAATTGTCAGTAGATGGTAAGAACATTAGTGGTACTCAACTTCGCCAAGTAATGGGCGACCCGAGAATTACTGAACGGGCTAAAAAGGAAATCTTTACAAAAGTATATGGTAGATTTAATCCTGAAATATTTAAGAAAATTGTCAAAACAACGACGGAATCGGAAGAGGCTCGTCAATTAACTGCACAATATGGTGATAGTGGTAAGAAAAGAAAAGCTAAAAAGGTAGCTAAAAAGACAACACCAAAAAAGACGGCACCAAAGAAACCAGATGCACAGCAAATGCAAAGCGCTCGAGATGTGTTACGTCAACGCATAAAAAATCCAAAGACCGGTCGTGAAATTTATGTTGCAACCGCATTAGGATATGATCTAACTGACCCAATGCGTAAACAAGCAGAAAAATTGGTTCGTCAAGCAATCGCAAGAAGTAAAAAGAAAAAGTAAGATAAATTTATAGACTATGTATATTAGTACTCTCGAAATGAGGTGGTTATGAATCACGACGCAATAAATGATGTTCGAAGAAAAATAAATGAAGTTATGAAAAAAAACGATGAACGCATTGTTGTCGGGTGGCGACCTGAATTAGAAGAAAAACATCAAGAGGGTGATGTTTGGGAAGCCCGTGACGGTACAAAATGGACAATGAAAAATGGTATTAAACAGAAGGTTACAAAACTAGATGCTGCAAAAACTCCGTGGTGGTGTCCAAAATGTAGTAAAGCACTTAATCATCGTTTAGATGTTAAATTTTGGCGCATTCGTGGACACTGTTTTGACTGTAATATTAAAGAAGAAATGGAAATTCGTAAACAAGGTAAATGGGAAGAATACGAACAGTCCTTAATGCGAGCTAATTTTATAGCAGAAATGAAAGACACATTGCAAAGATTAGAACACATCAAAGAAAATCTTTCTGCTCCAGAGGTTATGCATTTTGATGACCACGAAAAGAAAGTATTGATGGTGGAAAAGTGGGACGTTGATTTAAATAAAATACGTTCTGATTTAGAACAAGATATTACAATTCTCAAAAAGAGTATTGAAAAAGCTGAAGCCGGAGATTTCACCGATGAAGATATTAAATGAAGTAATTAAATTTGGTAAAGCGTTTGGTCAATTAACACAAATAAGCCAAATTGCTGTCGCCGTGATTTTAATAGTTGTTGCATTTTCTGTTGGTAATTGTAATGGTAAAACTGAACTGGATTCATTTTTAGTAGAATACAAAACGCTACAAGAAAATGCAAAAAAGACAACAGTATATGCGGACTCACTACAACGTGAAGTCACACAGCTAGTAGATAGTGCAAAACGTCAAGATGATAAGATTAAAAAATTAACTATTAGTATTTCGTTTAGAGAACAACAAAAAGTAGCACAAGTTCGACAACTTGCTCAACTTGAAAACAGAATTGAAGCGGCTAAGGCAGATTCTAACCTAATAGTCGTTGTTGCCACACAAGATACCGTAATTACAAATTTAAAAGAACAAGTAGTAACTACGGAAGCAATTGTTGATGACCAAAAACAAGTTATTCAGGCTCAGTCAACTCAAGTATTGGCGTTAAATCAAGCGTTAACATTATCGACGATGCGGGGAGACAGCCTGCAGACCGTTTTATCATCTTTACCAAAAGCTCCTTCTAACCCTAATAAGTTTTTCTTTGGATTAATACCAAAGCCAAGTAGAACTGTTGTCGGTGTTGTGGCACTTGCGGCTGGAGTTGTTGTAGGGAGTCAACTAGGACGGTAAAATGACACAACCAAATATAAAAGATATTATTAAAGCAGAGTTTAAAAAGTGTGCGGCGAGTCCAGAATACTTTTTAAAGAAATACTCATTTATTCAACACCCGATTCGCGGTCGGGTGTTGTTTGATTTATACACATACCAATTAAACGCGATGCAGGATTTTGAAGAAAATCGATATAATATTGTTCTTAAGGGACGCCAGCTCGGATTTTCTACATTGGTTGCAGGATATGCATTGTGGTTAATGTTATTTCATAAAGATAAAAACGTATTAGTTATCGCAACAAAACAAGATACTGCAAAAAACTTGGTAACAAAGGTAAGATTTATGCATGCCAATCTTCCCGTTTGGTTACGAGGAAGTATGGTAGAAGATAATAAGTTATCGATGAGATTTGCAAATGGATCGCAAATTAAAGCTGTAGCAAGTAGTAAAGATGCTGGTCGTTCTGAAGCATTGTCTCTTCTTATTCTTGACGAGTGTGCGTTTATCGATAACGCGGAAATTATCTGGACCGCAGCATCCAGTACGTTATCAACTGGTGGTAAAGCTATATTAATTTCTACTCCAAATGGTGTCGGTAACTTCTTCCACAAGATGTGGCAACAAGCAGAAGCAAAAACAAATGAATTTAATACAATATTATTAGATTGGAGAGTTCATCCAGAACGAGATCAGGCATGGAGAGATAGACAGACTGAAATTTTAGGTGAGATGCAAGCGGCACAAGAACACGATGCATCCTTCATATTTTCAGGTAACACAGTCGTCAGTCCAGATATAATTGAATTCTATAAAAGAACACATATCAAAGAACCAATATCAAAGCAGGGATTTGATAACAACCTATGGGTATGGGAGTATCCTATTCCAGGAAAGACGTATATCGTCGCTGCGGACGTTGCACGTGGTGATGGCGAAGACTTTTCTACATTTCATGTTATTGACGCAGAACGATCTTTACAGGTAGCAGAATATAAAGGTAAATTATCTACAAAAGAATTTGGTAATTTGATGATGTCTATCGCTACACAATATAATGACGCTTTATTAATACCTGATAATTCATCGATTGGATGGGCGGCAATTCAACAAGTAATTGACAGAGGATACCGAAATCTATTCTATATGTCAGCAGATATGCATTATGTAGATGTTGAACATCAAATTACTGACAAAAAATTTGTTACTGAACGAAATATGAAACCTGGATTTGTTGTTTCATCTCGAACGCGTCCGTTGATTATCGCTAAAATTGAAGAATATATGCGAGAAAATGCCATCACAGTCCAATCTGTAAGAACTATAACTGAATTTGAAACTTTTATTTGGAAAAATGGTAGAGCAGAGGCATTGCAAGGATATAATGATGACTTAATATTTGCATTAGGAATTGGTTTGTGGGTACGAGATACGGCACTACGATTGCGTCAACAAGGAATTGAATTAACAAAATTATCGTTAGAACGCACTGCGTATACAACTATGCCTTTTGCACTAAACGGAAATCAAGTAAAGAACCCATACCAGATGCAAATCGGGGATCGACAAACAGAAGATATTACTTGGTTACTTGGATAAATCCATAGATAATACAATTTTTCCTTATATTTATATAATGACATCGTTTTTGAGACATATATGAAACCTGATGAATTGAGAGAATTAGTTCGAACTGAATTACATAGTCTTATGAACGTTCAAGAAAAATCGGTTCCGCAACCTTACAATAGAAACGGTGCACGGGAAATGACTAGTGCTCAAGTTAAACGTAGGGATAAAGTTGGACAAAAGATGTTAGACAATCCCGGCGCAGTTAAATACTTTAAAAAAGAATTTGGCGACGAGTGGGAAGATTATTTGTGGGCAACAGCAACCAATATCGCCATCGATGGTGGAGAGTAATTATGATTCGTTTAACGGGATTAGTAAATTTAAGACCAGTTGTGACTTTAAAAGGGTCTGCATTAGAAGAAGCAGAACTTACTGATAAGCAAAAACAACTTGATGTTGATAAAGATGGTAAGATTGAAGGTGATGATCTTGCAAAACTTCGTGCTAAAAATGAAACTCACGGAGGTGATCACGAAGTATCAATGGCACAAGGATTATTAGACGATATTATTCGTAGTGCAACTGAACTCAAGGCAAAGATGGGCGCGGGGGAAAAGGATATTCCAGCGTGGATTCAAGACCACATTTCTCAAGCACAAAATTTTATTAATCAAGCATCTACTAACTATCATGAATATAATACACCTATGGAAAATATGCCGTGTGAGGGTGAAGGTTGTATGGATGCACCAGTAACCGAAAAAGCACCAGAGGGATGGGAAGGTACGGTTAAAGCAATGAAAGACGAACCTGGTATTGATAATCCGTGGGCATTAGCACATTGGATGAAGAACAAGGGATATAAATCACACAAAGGACAATAAAATGAATAACGCGTTTGATTTTAAAAAATTTGAAAAACGCTTATTAGAAGCTTTACAACGAAACGAGAAATTTATTAAAATTCTCGAAGAGCAAGAATCTGCTGCTGACCAAGCTAAAAAAATGGGTTTAAAAAGTATGGGATTCGGTCGTTGGGGTAAGGACGATAAAGTAACTCACAAAACCACAGATGGTAAACTCGAACCAGTAAAACAAGATGATGAGAAAGAAAAAGAAGCTCCATCTGGTGAGAAAAAACCACAAGATAATCAACCTAAAAAAGACACAGCCGCAGGTGAAACTAAACCAGAACAACCTAAAGAAGAACCAGACCCAGCTAAAGACAAAGCACAACAAGCAATGCCTAAAGCAAAATTGTCAGGTCGTCCATTAAGTAAAGTCCCATCAGAACAACTCCAGCAAGTTGCTACTCGTATTGATGATTTAGCAAAGATGGGCGAAGAAGCTAAAGCAAAGGGAGAAAAAGCACCAAACTTTAATTTGTGTCAAGTTGCCATTCCCGGCACTAACCTATTCTGTGGTGATAATAAAGGTATTCCTCGTGCCGAAATGCCTCAATTTAAAGGTACACCACGCGCGGGATCTCCAGCAGATAAACTTCCTAAAGATAAAGATGGAGAAGTAGATACCGAAGAATTCTTTAAGCAAATGTTGGAAAAGGATGGCATCAAGGTATCAGAACCAACCACCGTTCCACCTGACCGATTAAAGGCAACGCAATCTGAATTGGTTGGTGTGAAGGTAGCAGGTATGAGTAAGGTATTAGCAGATAAGAACCATCCTGCATATGGAAAGATTACCGCACCAATCTATGTCAGTCGTGATGGGTATGTATTAGACGGACATCATCGTTGGGCGGCAGTAGTTGCACACAACGCATCTAATCCAAACGATCAAATTGAAATGCAAGTTCGTGTTATTGATGATGATATTGAACCTTTAGTACAAAAATCTAATAAATTTGCAGAAGATATTGGTATTCGTGCTAAAGCAGCAGATACGGGATCGGCCGGTGATGGTAAATCTGCAGAAACTCCAAAAGAAGAACCAAAGAAAAAAGGATTTACTCGACGTATGTTGGATACGGTTAAATCGTGGGGTAAGAAGCAAAAAGAAGAAGCCAAAGCATTCTTTGAAGAAGAACTACACAAAGGTAAGACACCAGAACGCCGTTCTCTAGTTGAAAAAGTTCGTGATAAAGCAAAAGGTGCATGGAAAGATATTAAACACGAATTAAAACATGAAAAAGCAGTATTTCGTGATGCCGGTCGTGGACTTCGTGGATTCTTCCGTGGTAAAGGACCAAATGAACGTGAAAAGAAAGCAATGCAATCTGTTGCAACAAAAGTAGTTATGACTGCTGTAGTTGCTACGGGTCTTGGAGCTGCAGCAGGTGGTGCGGCCGCACTTGGTAAGGCAGTCTTAATTGAATTTATTCCACACGTTGTTGGTGAAAGTATCTTAAAGGGAGCAGGACGTGCGGCATTGTTCGCTGGTCCAGAAGATCAAACTGATGACGCAATGATGGAAAAATTTATTGAGTTAGTATTAAAAAATATGGAAGAGATGGATATCCCAGATGAAGTAATAGAAAAAGCATTTATGAATTATAAGGGAGAAGAATAATGGAAGAGATTGCAAAGTTTATCGCAACGTTGATGGCAAGTCGTAATCAAGCACATATATTTCATTTACAGACTACATCATTTGCCGCACATAAAGCATTAGATGATTATTATTCTGGAATAGTTGATCTTATTGATTCGTATGCGGAAATGGCACAAGGTCGTTATGGAATTATTACGGGATATTCTGCAACAAATATGGCATTGATTGAAGATGGTAACTTTCTTAAGTACTTTATGGGATTACAGAAGTTTGTAGACAATATTCGTCAAACTTTACCACAAGACGGGGAACTCAACAATACTGTTGATGAAATTTCTGGTTTAATTTCATCTACCGTGTACAAGTTGAAGTTTTTAAAATAATGGAATACAAAGATTTTTATCGTGATATATTAAACGAAAATTTACAACTTGCTGAAGAAGTGTTTAATTTACTAGAAAAAAACACGCCTACGGACCCCGATAAATGGTCAAAAGCAAAAGCAGCTGCACGTGCTAAATTTGATGTATATCCATCTGCATATGCTAACTTATGGGCAGCAAAGAAATATAAGAGTATGGGTGGTGGGTGGAAGAAGGGTAAAAATGATTAGTCTTACTGATATTTTAGAAGAAGTTGTTGACCAACTTGACGAAAAATACAAGACCAAAGGTAGTCTTGGTAAATGGCTTCGTCAAAAATGGGTAGACATTTCTCGTAAAAATAAAGACGGAAAACATCCACCATGTGGTGATTCAGCAGGTAAGAAAGAACGAAAAGGTGGATCAGCAAAGTATCCAAAGTGTAGACCGGCTCGTTCTGCGGCAGCAATGACCAAAGGTGAAAAACGATCGGCAGTTACTAGAAAACGAAAAGCAAAAAATACCGGTGGAAAACCAAAGATGGTATCAACATTTAAGAAGGAAGATTAACTATGGCTAATCTAGACAATGATATGTTTAACGCACAATTTCCAGTTGACGAAACACGACTAGAAGAAGCGTGCTGGGACGGATACAAACAAGTTGGGATGAAAGAAAAAAATGGTAAAATGGTTCCTAATTGTGTCCCCGTTAACGAAAATGATTTGTACGAAGGTGAGTTCTGTTCAGCATGTTTAGCAGAGTACATCAAAGAACATGCTAATTTAATGATGGAAGCAGAATATCAAGGTCGTAAAGTTAAACTTGGAAAGCCGATGCAAGGTGATGTCAAGAAGTTTAAGGTATATGTTAAAGACCCAAAAACCGGAAATGTTAAAAAAGTTAATTTTGGTGACAAATCTATGAGAATTAAAAAGTCCAATCCAGGCCGACGTAAGAATTTTAGAGCACGACATAATTGCGATAATCCTGGTCCAAGAACAAAAGCTCGGTATTGGTCTTGTCGTAAGTGGTAATGTTTACGACTAACGATTACCTTATTGAAACTCTTACCCCAGCAGAACAAGCTAAAAAATTAGGCTTGAAATATCTGGGGTTTGGTCGTTGGGGTAAAATTGTAAACAAAAAAGGAGTTACCACGCATAAAACCGAAGGTAGTAAACTTGTCCCTGTTGCAAAAAATAAAGGTGGTACAACACAAAAACCAAAAAGCACATCGCAACAAAAGAAAGTTAAAGTTCAAAGGGGTGAACCATTACTTCCGTGGCTTCTTCCTAATCCGTGGGCTGGAGCAGACGAAGAAACTTCAATAGAACGTTTAGAACGCCGACGAGAACGATATGCGGAGGGTCAAGGATTAAGTGCAGAATGGAGTCGTCCACCTGAAGTGGTTGAAGAAGCTAAATCACATTGGACACAAATTGATCAGTTAACACAAGGCCCTGCAGAAACACCAAACGAAAAGGCAATTCGACTACAAGTTAAAACATTAGGATTGAAACGAGCTAACTTGCCGGGTAGTTTGTTACGGGGTACATTGTTTATTGGTCCAAGTGGAAAGGTAACTCACGCTGCAGATTTTCGTACTGGAAAATTATATAAACTAAAAAAACCATTCAATCCCAAAACAGGAGAACCTTCTGAAGTAGATGTGGCTACTGGCATAATATGGACAACGCCGGTTGACCCCGCCCGTTCAGATAGACAACAAGTTCTAGCAAATATTCGAATGTGGACTGACGATAAAGTATTTGACAGAATTACAAGTCAAAGATTGCAAATTTACGAAACAATGGATAAGCTAATTGACCAAGCTAACCTTCGTGTAACTGAAGCAAAAGAACTATATCGTGGCGTTTATTTTACAAATAAAAATATAGACTACGCAAAATCATTTATAAAATTGATAACTTCTGGTGGTACCATTGAACTCCCACCGTCAGGATTTACCACAACACTTAAAGTGGCAATGGATTTTGCAAATATTGGTGACCCACAAGTATCTGTTATTCTTCGCGCTCTTCCTCCAAAAAAAGGATTTCGAGCAATGCATCTCGCTGGTATTCCACGAAACGCTCACGAAAAAGAATCTGAAGTGGTTACTCGGTCGTCAAAGTTCCAAATTATGAGTGTACTACAACAAGAAACCAGACGAGAAAAAACTATAACAGAACCAGACGGACGATTGATTAATGTCACATATACCGTTCAACTTCAACAGCTAGAAAAATAATATGAAAAAAATGACGATTGTAGATTTATTGATGGGTGATTCGATGCGGGGTACGAAAAAACTCCTTGACCGATTGGAAACAAAAAAGACCACTCCCACGGTAAATGAGAATACTTATATTAGTAAGGTTGACGCAAAGCGTATTTATGATAAGATGGGATATGACTTTGACTTCAACGAGTTTTTGTTGGGTATGAACACCGAATTAGAACATCAAGACGTTACTAAAGGCAATATCGTCAAGACGGCAAAGATAGCAGCGGCCCACTTGAAGGAGAAGCCAAATTATTATACTTTACTAAAAAAATATATTGAAACTAAAAACGAAGATATAAGTGGGACCGCAGGACCAACTTCAAGCGTATCAAGTTTAGTGGGTCCAGTTGGTTACATTAAAGGAGCACCAAAACCTAAAGATGTAAAAAAGATGCGTTCGCATCTCGACAAGGAGAAAAATTAATGATTCGCTTAAAAGATATATTAATAGAACACGGTAATAAAGAAAACCGTATCAACTTGATGAAATTAGAAGTGCTAATGGAGAAAATGTTGCCGGTGCTCGCTAAGAATAACGCAACAAAACTGACACAAATTTGCACAGAAATTCATCAAATGGCTACAAAACTTAATGAATTACCTTATACATTATGGAACGCATATCCAGAGTGGCCGGTGTTAAAGGTAGCATTAATATCTAAAATTGCTGAAGCTAAAGAAGAAGCTTCAAAATTATTAGAATCTGAAAAAGTCGATGTCCTTCCGTTTGTAAAAGCGTTGGACGAACTTATCGCAGACTAACATAAGTGAGGTTTTATGGCAGATAATACTGTATTTTCAAGACTTAAAAAATTATTTTCTACAAGTACCATCGTCAGAAATGTCGGTGGTAAAAAATTACGCATCGCTGACACAGACAACGTTCAGTCTTTTATCAATAGACGAGGTGTTGACAGATATACTCGCGTATATCAATCGGGAACTGGTGGATATGGTTCACATTACGGTAGAATGGAAACTGCAGCGGCATTTCAAGGCGCACGTCTCCAATTATTCCGTGATTACGATATGATGGATAATGATCCAATTATATCTTCTGTGTTGGACATTTACGCAGACGAATCTACAGTAAAAGACGAATTCAGTAAAATTCTTGCTATTAAAACTGATAACACACAAATTCAACAGATTCTAGAAAATTTATTTTATGATGTATTAAATGTGGAATTTAATCTCTGGCCGTGGATTCGCAATCTTACAAAATACGGGGATTTTTTCTTATATCTGGACATAGACCCAGAGTATGGTATCGTTAACGCTGTACCGTTATCAATTTACGAAACTACTAGAGTGGAAGGTGCGAATCCAGAAAATCCTTTTTCTGTAGAGTTTCACATACAAAATGATTTCTTGAATCTTGGAAAAAAGGAATTCGATAATTACGAAATTGCACACTTCCGTCTCCTTTCTGATACCAATTTCCTTCCATATGGTAAGGCAATGATTGAAGGCGGTCGTCGTGTCTGGAAGCAATTACAATTGATGGAAGACGCAATGTTAGTACATCGCATTATGCGTGCACCAGATAAACGTAAGTTTAAGATTGATATTGGTAATATTCCACCAAATGAAGTGGAAACATATATGCAGCGTATTATTGATCGCATGAAAAAGTCACCACTTATCGATCCAAAAACTGGTGATTATAATCTTCGTTATAACATGATGAACATTGTAGAAGATTTTTATATGCCCGTTCGTGGTAGAGATTCGGGTACTGACATTGAAACAATGCAAGGTCTACAATTTAATGCTATTGAAGATATTGAATACCTTCGTCAAAAGTTACTTGCAGCATTTAAAGTCCCTAAATCATTTATTGGATATGAAGAAGATATTAATGGAAAAGCTACATTGGCTGCACAAGACGTTCGCTTTGCTCGAACAGTTGAACGTATCCAACGTATCGTGGTATCGGAATTAACTAAAATTGCTATTATTCATCTATATGTTCAAGGATTTACTGACGAGGAATTGGTAAATTTTGAATTAGCATTAACAAATCCATCTACGCTTTACGAACAAGAAAAAATTAATATTTGGAAAGAAAAGTTTGCTTTGGCAAGAGATATGACCGGCGGACAAGCTCAAATTCTTTCACAAGATTGGGTATATAAGCATATTCTTGAAATGTCGCAAGAAGAAGTTGAAGATGAGCGTAAAAAAATAATGGACGATATTAAACGTGTTCAAGAACAACAAGCTGCGGCACAACCACAAGAATCGGGAACACAAGGTGGTGACGCTCCATCGGGTGAATTACAACCAGCAACTCCAGCAGATGCTGATGTTGAATTAGGACCAGACCCAGAAATGGGCCAAGAAGATGGTGTGGAACCAGAGGAACTCGACGATGTAAATGCTATTTTAAATTCGTTGGGGGAAGATATCGATGAAGATGAATCGATGGACGATGAACTGGAAGAAATTTTAGTGAAAAATAAAGTTGGTCGTCCCCGTGAAGGATTAAAATTTGGTACGGATAGACATCCGTTAGGTAGAGATCCTTTGGGGCATAAAGAAAATACCAAAACCTATAAAAGAAGTACACTTTCTACGGAAGCCAAGCAATTTCTAGACAAATTACCTAGAAAGGGTGTAAGTAAATACCGTCAGATGATTGCTGACAGCATTATTCCAGACACTAAATTGGACGGTTAGTATATGTCGATTATATTTACTTATATGATGGTTGTTTACTCGTTAAATACGGATAACATATGAGCCTCAAACACAATAAAATTAAGAATACCGGCATTTTGTTTGAATTGCTGGTTAGAAAAATCGCAACGGATGTATTAGATGGCAAACAAGATAGTTTTGCCATCAAATTGATGCGTGAGCACTTCCATCCAAAATCAGAACTTGGAAAGGAGTTGCAATTATATCGCACGTTTTTTAATACACCGAAGTTGACGGAAAGTAAAGCATTTAACATGCTTGATTTAATTGTTCAACGCCGCCGTAGTTTAAATGAAAAAGTACTTTCTGCACAAAAATTTCTTTTAATTAAAGAAATTAAACAAAATTGTGATTTAAAACAATTTCTAAACGGTCGTGTTCCTTCCTATAAAGTGTATGCATCAATTTATAAACTTTTTGAAAGTGGTTCTGATGATGTGATGCAATTGGAGGATGTGGTAAAATCACGCTTTTTGGTAGTGGAACATTTGCAAGGTATTTTTAAAGAAGAAGAAATTATTAAAGAAAGCTCATACGTTGAAGCACTTCGTGGTCAAGATGAAGAAATTCGTTATCTGTCATATAAATTTTTATTAGAACGATTTAATGAAAAATATAGTAATTTTAATGACAAACAAAAAGCATTACTTCGTGAATATATCAATAAAGGAACAGATGTTGAGCAGTTTAGAAAATATGCAATAGCTGAAGCAACGTTTTTAGAATCTCAAATTAAAAAACAAAGTGTAAAAATTAAAAACGAGGTAACTCGTATCAAACTACACGAAGTCGTTGCACAACTAAAAAATATACAAGCAAAACCAATCATTAAAGAAAACCACATCACAGCACTTCTTATTGCATATCAATTAGTACAAGATATGAATTCGTTGAGTTAATATATGGATAAAGAACAACGCCTCCGTGAATATATTCGAAAGATGGTTCGTGAATTAATGAATGAAATTTCAACTACTGCCGGTGTTCCTGGGTATTTAACTCCACATGCTTTTTCTGGGGAAAAAGATAGAACCGCATCAGTTGACCGTATGGCAAAACGCATCGGGTATACGCTGACAAATAAAGGTAAAAAAGACAATAAAGGTGATAAGTTAACCGAGTCTTATAATAAGTTAAAAGATGAGTTTAAGACTCTCACGGAAAACTATTACTATGAATATCGGAATGATACCAGTAAACTTCCTCATCAAAAGATTGGTACGGCTATCTCTGAATTAAACAAACAATTAAAGCTAGTAGAACGGGCTTTAAAAATGAATAGTCGTTTAAAGAAAGAGTACGGTATTTCAGACGACAAATTGTGGAAACGTACCAAACACCAAATGACCAAACTAGAAGGTAAGCTTGTAGAACTTGCCGGCCGCCTTCGTGAGATGAGAGGATAATATGAAAAAATCTCGTTTAATGGAAATTATTCGTGAAACAATCAACGAAGAATTGGAATTAGAATCACAAGCAAGTGATGATGCAAAGAAGCAAGGTTTAGTATATAGAGGATTTGGTCGTTGGGGTACAAAAGACAAAATAACCCATACAACCCAAAGTGGAAAACTTGTTCCATTAAAAGCTATGAATCCGTTAGCGGCTGATAAAGCAAAAAAAGCAAATCGTCCTATTGGTGCATCTACAATGGTAACTAAAACACCAGATCAACAACGACGACGAAACAGACCAGAACCAGAAAAGGATGCGGAATTTAACGCAATGGGAAAATACACCGGTACTGATGCGGGGAATAGAATTGCTGACAAAGTTATTAGTAAATTTTTTGATACTTCCGATGCATTATTAGGTAAGTACAAGTATTATGATGACATTCCTGCGGATGAATTTATTGCCGCAACGGGTATTCCAAGAAAGGCAGCAGTTTGGACAGCTCAAAATAACAATAGCTATGAACAACCATTTAGTTATGATTCTGAAACTGATACGTTTAGTATCAATGACCCATACGATATTTAATTATAGGAAAATATATGGCATTACTTTGTGAATATACTGAATTACAATACGACCGTAGTATTCTAACGGAAGCAATGGACAGTAACAAACCATTAGTTCTTCGTAATGTCGTATTACAACGTGCCGATGCCAAAAACCAAAACGGCCGAGTCTATCCAAAAGAAATTTTGATGCGTGAAGCGGCTATGTATAAGAAGAACTTTGTGGAAAGCCGCCGAGCATTAGGTGAACTCGACCATCCAGAAAGTCCAGTTGTCAACCTTAAGAATGTTTGCTGCAATATCGTCGGATTATGGACAGAAGGTGATGACGTTCGTGGAGACATTGAAATACTCACCACACCAACTGGTAATATTGTTCGTGAACTTATTAAGAACAATATCCGTCTAGGCGTATCGTCCCGAGGTATGGGTTCGGTAAAATCGCTTGGAGAAAACACCGTTGAAGTACAAGAAGATTTTTCGTTAATTTGTTTTGATATTGTTAGTAATCCATCAACTATTGGTGCATTTATCAACGAAAATGTTCAATCAAAAGTTGTTGCGCCTTATGACAATATTGACAAATTAATTCACGATTTCCTCAGCGAAATAAAATAAAAGGAGAAATATATGCTAGGATTTATACTTATACTCGCACTTTTTGTTGCAATTGCTTGGTATGTCATTAAGGATATGAATACTCCGTTAGTTAAGACCGTAAAGACAACTGCACAAAAAGTAGAAGATACCGTAGAAAAAGTAGTAGATGTCAATAAGGATGGTGTGGTAAATGTTGCTGACGTTAAAGCTGCAGCAACAAAAGTTAAAAGTGTAGCTAAAAAAGTAACTACAAGAAAGCCACGTAAAAAAAAGGACGTATAATATGATTGAAAACGTCGAACAGACGCTAAAACGTATTGTTGAAACGGATACACCAGACTTTGTAAAAGGTAAAATGGTAGATACGTTTACGGCAAATATGTTGATGACCGTGATTCGTAAATTAAACGAAGAAAACAAACAAAAACTGTTCGGTCGTTCAATTAATGAAATGGTAGCTGTTGCGTATAAAGTACTTACTTATTAAAAATGGCAAAGGGAAAGACTTTATTTGTAACAGATTTTGATGATACCTTGGCACGCACAGATGCCAAGGTTATTGTCGTTAGAAATGGTAATCGGATAGAAATGGATCCAGCTGAATATGCTACATATGAAGAACAGCCGGGCGATCAATTTGATTTTTCAGAATTTGAGCAATTAAAAAATCCACGACCAATTCAACGATTTGTTAAATTATTAAAAGCTGCAGTAGAGAGCGCAGATAAAGTTGTGGTTTTAACGGCCCGAGGGCATACTAGACCAGTTGCACAATTTTTAAAAATGATTGGAATTCGTTCGGGTAGTGTTGCAATTGCGGCACTGGGAGATTCCAACCCAGAAAAAAAAGCAAGATACATAGAAAAACAAATACAAGACGGATACACTAGAGTTGCATTTGTTGACGACTCACCAAAAAATATTGAAGCAGTCAATAAATTAAAAGCAAAATATCCAGACGTTAAGATGTTGGTGCATCAAGTAAAAGAACCTGAAGAACCTACAACATCTCCTAAAAAAGAAGTTGAACTTCGTCCTATTAAAAAAGGTGATGACGATTACGTACAAGCAGACGAGTGGATACGTACCCAACATTATCTCAAAAAATGGCCAAAGTCTGTTCAATCCACATTAGGCGTATATGTTGATGGTAAATTGTCGGGAACATTGGTCTATGGTATTGGGACAAGAGGGCAAGCGGCAACCGATATTTTTGGACCAGGTGTGATGGCAAACAATCAACTGTGGGAACTTCAACGGGCGTTCACTACTGACGAAGCAAAACAATTAGTACCAAATCTTGGGTCAATGGTAATATCGCGTGGTAATGAATACATTCGTACAAACGCAAAAACTAAAGACGGTAAACCAGTAAAAGCAATTGTATCCTACGCAGACAGCGCACAAGGTCACGCAGGGTCTGTGTATAAAGCAAGTAATGCAACATATCTTGGAGAACAACCACCTCGTACTGGTTGGGCAATTACGGATCCAAAAACAGGCGATACAGTAACTCGAACAACAATTAAATCTTCTGTACTAAAATCGTTAGCAGACAAAGGATTTTTTATTGAGAAATTAAAGCCGGAAACTGGTAAACATAAATTTTTATACGCATTGGGTAAAGACCAGAATGAAAGGGATCAGTTGTTAGCTCAAATTAAAAAACCTATATTTGATTATCCAAAGGACGGGCAACCTGCGAAAGAAATTGAAAACGCAGCAAAAAAACGTTTGGCTGTAAAGAAACCACAACCAGCACCACCAACTACCACACCAAAATCAAAAAGAGAAACAATAAAACAATTATTAAGAAGTAAAGTCACTAATCCAGATACGGGTGAGAAGATTTTTGTACAGACGGCATTACGTAAAGACAAAACACATTCAGCGTATAAACAAGCAATGGGTATGGTAAATGCGTACGCAAAAAGATTTGGAATAAGAGTTAAACCACGTTAAATAATTTCGGAGGAAGTATGGAAGTTACGGTAAGAGAAGGAAAAGATGAGTTGTCAAAGGCTTTAAAGGTTTTCAATAGTATGGTAAAAAAATCAGAACTAATCCCAGAACTTAAACGTAGAGAATTTTTTTTGAAGCCATCTAAAAAACGTATAGCAAAGCGCCAAGAAGCTCTTCGTAGACGAAAACGGGAAGAAAAAAGATTAGCTCGTCAAAAAAAGTATTAATTAATAAAATTGAATTTTTAGAAAATAACCTTATATTTATTATAGAAACACTAGTTTATTATTAGTGGGTTTAATTTCAAAGTAAAATAGCAGATACTAATATCTACTTAAATCCCTATAGGAGTAACATTTTATGGCAGAAATTACTAACAAGCTTTTAAAACAAGCTATTGCAGATGCAGAAGCAGTTCGTGAAACTGCTATTGCTAATGCTAAGCTCGTTTTGGAAGAATCAATCACCCCACAAATTAAGGGTATGATTGCACGCCGTCTCCGTGTTGAAGCAGAAGGTGCTACGGAAACACCAGAACTTAAGAAAGACGCACCAGAAATGGAAGAAGCAACAGAAACACCATTTGAAGATGGTGAAGCAGAAGGTTCTTCCGAAATGCCAGCTGACAGTTCAACTATCGGCACCGGCGACAACAAAGAACCATCAGATGATGCATTTGATGCATCAGAAATGGATATGAGTGGTGAAGCACCATCTGATAGTGAAACCGATTGGTATGATGATTGGGACGAAGCAGATTTCGATCTCGGTGAAATTATCAAAGAATTAGAAAACGATATCGCAGCTCTCTCTGGTTCGGAAGAAAATAAAGAAGAATCAGAAGAAGAAATGCCAGAAGCTCCAGTAGCTGAAGCAAAGGAAGAAGAAAAAGAAGCTCCAGTAGCTGAAGCAAAGGAAGAAGAAGAGAAGGAAGAATTAAAGGAAAGTGAAGAAAAAGAAGAAGAAGTTTCCCTTGAAGAAATTCTTGCAGAACTTGAAGCCGAAGACGACCTAGCCGGTGCTGAAGCACATGGTGGTGAGGACAAGACACACGCAATGGCTGCTAAACTTGCAGGACTCAAGCAAGAACTCGCACAATATAGAGAAGCAGTTAATGTTCTCCGTGGCCGTTTACAAGAAGTTAACTTGTTAAACGCTAAGTTACTCTTTACAAACAAGATTTTCCGTAAGGAAGGACTCAATAATGATCAAAAAGTTCGCATTGTCGAATCATTCGATCGAGCAACCACCGTTCGTGAAGTTAAGCTTGTTTACGCTGCACTTGTAGAAAATCTTTCAGTAGCAGCTAAAACTTTCAACGCATCACGCAAGAAAGTTGTAGTAGAAGGTTTAGCATCAAAAGCTACACCAAGTACAGCACCAAAGGCTGAAGTTATCGTTGAAAATACGATAGCAAAACGTTTACAACAACTCGCAGGCATTCTATAATCTAGGAGAAAATATACATGTCAGTACATGAACTTATTAGTGAAGCTAAGTCCGCTCACGATGTAATCATCAACCAAACACGCGGATTATCAGCAAAGTGGGAAAAGTCAGGTCTTCTTGAAGGCTTAAAGGGATATGAAAAGCAAGGTATGTCAGTTTTGCTTGAAAACCAAGCACAACAACTTATCAGTGAAGTAACAGTAACAAATCCACAAGGTGCAGGCACAGCTGGTGAAAACTGGGCAGGTGTTGCACTTCCATTAGTCCGTAAGGTCTTTGGTTCAATTGCATCAAAGAATTTCGTATCAGTTCAACCAATGAACCTCCCAGCAGGTTTGGTGTTCTATATGGACTTCAAGTACGGTAATACCGCAAACGGTCAAACCGCACAACAATCACTTTATGGTAGTACACTTTCTTCACCATTCACCACTTTCGGTAACCAAACTACCGGTGGTTTGTATGGTGCAGGACGTTATGGCTACTCAATCAATGACGCGTCAGTTGCAATCAATTCAGTAGCATCACAATCAGTAACATTTGCTGATGTAAACTACAATGATGAATTCCTTGTAACTGGTTCATTGACCAAGTACGTAGTACCAGCAGTTTCTGCATCAAACGGTGATTTCTTAGCATCACGTGCATTCGTAATTTCTGGTTCAACCGTTGATTTTGCAAGCAAATTGCTTCCAGAATTTACCAAGTATGATGGTACAAATCTTACCTTCATCGTAAACGCAACTACAAACGATGCAGCAACACATTTGTTCTTTGTCAAGCAACCAACGGACACAACCCGTGGTGACTTTGAAGATCGTACAGGCGGTCCAGTTGACGCAACAACTGATTTGGCAATTCCACAAATTGATTTGGAACTTAAGTCAGAAACTATCGTTGCTAAGACCCGTAAGTTGAAGGCAGTCTGGTCACCAGAACTTGCACAAGACTTGAACGCATACCACTCAATTGACGCAGAAGCAGAATTAACAGCAATGTTGAGTGACTATGTTGCAACTGAAATTGACCTTGAAATTCTTGATATGTTAATTGCAGCAGCACCAGCAGCTAACACCGAATACTGGTCAGCAGAAATTGGTACTGTATGGAACGGTTCAACCTTTGCAGCTAACTCTTTCCAAGGAACTGCATGGACCAATATGACCTGGTACCAAACACTTGGTCAAAAGATGCAAAAAGTATCAAACAAGATTCACCAAGCAACAATGCGTGGTGGTGCAAACTTCGCAGTTGTTTCGCCAACCGCAGCAACAATTCTTGAAACCATTCCTGGCTTCCAAGCTGGTACCGATGGTGACAAGATGGAATTCGCAGCTGGTGTAACCAAGATTGGTTCATTTGCTAACCGTTTCACCGTATACAAGAACCCATACATGAAGGAAAACGTAATGTTGATGGGCTTCCGTGGTTCACAATTCTTGGAAACTGGCGCAGTATATGCACCATACATTCCATTAATTATGACCCCACTTGTCTATGATCCAAACAACTTCACACCACGTCGCGGCGTAATGACCCGTTACGCGAAGAAGATTGTTCGTCCGGAATTCTTCGGTAAGATCTACCTCGACAAGCTCTCAAGAGTTTAATAAACTTTTGATTGTAGTAAAATGGGAACCAGAAATGGTTCCCATTTTTATGCCTATAACACAAGTTATCAAACAGTATTTGATATTTATATCTGTATCTATTTGGGGAGACACATGCAAAATCGTGAACCAATTACGTTTGAAGAAAGACCTGTAAACCCATATGGATTAACTCCATTTGGTTTCTATGATAACGATCCTCAATTTCAAATTGAAGCACCAAAAGCTGCAACATTCGTAGCACGCAGATTGGGATACCCAGTAGTTGATGTTGAGTTAACGCATAGACAAATTTATGCATGTTTTGAGGAAGCAATAACGACATATAGTAATCAAGTTAATCAATTTAATGCACGAGAACATATGTTGTCGTTGCAAGGAATGAGTACGTCTACAGAAATTACTCAACGTAATATTATTTCTACACCAATTCCACAATTGGTAAAATTATCAGCACAATATGGAACTGAAGCAGAAAGTGGTGGTAATGTATCAGTTAAATCTGCAGCAATTAGTGCATCAGCATACACTCAATCATATGATTTACGAAATTGGGTATTGCCAGAAGATACTGGAAAAGCAATAGAAGTTCGTCGTATCTATCACTACATGCCACCAGCCATTGCACGTTACTATGACCCATTTGCAACCACGGGTCTTGGTTTAACGAACTTGATGAGTGAATTTGGATTTGATGGATACTCACCACCAGTTACCTTCGTGATGATGCCGGCATACGAAGATTTACTCCGTATTCAAGCAATTGAAATCAATGATATGATTCGTAAAAGTCAATACAGCTTTAGTATAGCAAATAATATTGTTCATTTTCAACCAGTTTTTAAAGTAAATTCTGTTGTGTGGTTTGATTATATGGTTGTAGATGATAAGATGAGTGGAAATGCACTCTATCAATCTGGCTCAGAAAACTCTATTGTTTCTGATTTTTCAAATATTCCATATGATAATATCCAATACAAAAACATTAATAGTATTGGGCGTTTGTGGATTTACAAATACACATTAGCAACAGCAAAAGAATTATTAGGTAATATACGATCAAAGTATCAAAGAATACCTATTCCTGATGCTGAAATAACATTAGATGGTGAAACTTTGCGTAGAGAAGCTGCGGATGAAAAGAAGGGATTGGTTGAAGAACTTCGTGAAACGTTGGAACAAACGGGACACCAAGCTCAATTAAAAAAGAGTATGGAAAATGCCGAAGCTATGCAGCAAATATTCAAGCACATCCCAACGCCAATATACATTTATTAAGAGATAGTTAATGCCACGCTTTGTATCTGAAAGAGACTTTCAGTTCTTCCAACACATCAACAAAGAAATAGTAATTGAAGTAGTTGATGTACCGGTCGTGTTGTATAGAATAATTCCAGAAATTACTAGTGTAAACATTTACGGTGAATCTACGAGTAAAACTAGATACCGTGGAATTCAATTACATGGATTGGTTCAATATCCTAAAACTGAAGCAGTTTCAGAAGGATTTGGATTTGATACAACACAAACTGTCGAATTTAAATTTGTTAAAAAACTATTACAAGATGTTGATGTGTTTCCTGAAGTTGGTGATATTATTGGATATAATGACAATTTTTATGAAATTGATAATGTAAATGATGTACAATTGATAGCAAGTCGTCCACAATTTGATCATTCAATTATTTGCACAACTCACTTGACTCGTCGTAGTGCAATTAATATTGAGGAAACGCACATATGAGCATTCCAAGATTTAATAGAGCATTAAAAACTACACGAAGCAGAACAAGTCGTGGGGAAGAAAATAAACAAGAAAAAGAACAAATACTACCAACGTCAGTAGGACTGATGACAGTAGATACTTCTATTATCAAATATCTACAATCAAAAATAGTTCCAGTAGTTACACAAGACGGTAAACAAATTAAAGTTCCTGTTATTTACGGAAATCCAGAAAGATGGAAGTCTGTACAACGTGATGGTGCCATCCGTGACAAGAATGGTAAAATTCAGTTGCCAATCATAATGATACGGCGTACAAGCATAAAGAAAAATAGTATGAACTCACCGGTAAACAAATATCAAGAATATCTGTTTAAAACTGGTTGGAATTCTCGTAATATATACGATAAATTTACGGCATTAAATGGAATCACTCCATCGCAAACATTTCAATCTGTGATGGTTCCCGACTATTACGATATTACATATGAAACCATCATATGGACCGAGTATATGGAACAGATGAATAAAATAGTAGAGAGCGTATCTTTTGAAAGTGATGAATATTGGGGTGAAGATAACAATTATAAATTTATAACTAGAATCAATCAATTTGACCAAACAAATGATTTACCAAATGCAAATGACAGACTTGTAAGAAGCAGATGTACTATAGACGTTAAGGCATACATCGTTCCAGAATCGGCATTAAACCGTGATGGAAATAGAGTCAGCACATCCCGTATAAACTACACCGCAAAGAAAGTTGTATTCAATTCCGAAATCGTGACAGACGTAAACGACATATAAAAAAATATCAATGTTTCAGAAAAATTTCATATATTTATGATAGGTATATAATTTTTAAAAAGGATTCTATATGAAAAAGGTCACGCCAGAAGAGTTGAAAGAAGTACAAGATTTACGGGACACGTTATATGTTATTACTTCTACTATCGGTGAAATGCACCTTACAAAAGTGTTGTTACAAAAAGAAATCGAAACCGTAGAAAATAACATAAAAAACGAAGAACAAAAATTCACGGACTTCCAAGAAAGAGAAAAGGTTATTTATAATAAGTTGCAAGAAAAATATGGTACCGGTAACATCGATTTGAATACCGGAGAAATAACAGTATAATATAACCCATTTGGAGGATTCGTATGGCAGAACGCATTGTGTCACCAGGCGTTTTCACTAGAGAAAGAGATTTGAGTTTCTTGACTCAAGGTATTAGTGAAATCGGGGGTGCATTCATTGGACCGACACCAAAAGGTCCAGCATTTATTCCAACTATCGTTAGAAGTCAACAAGAGTATGTTACCCAATTTGGTGAAGCCGACGCAAATCACTATACGGGATTAACAGTAAAAAATTATCTACGTGAAGCAGGTGTAGCAACCATCGTTCGTGTTCTTGGATTAAACGGATACGATAATGATGAAGTTGTACCAGCATTAATCTACGCAAGTGGATCAACTGGTCAAAAATTGTTTGCAGTATTGCATCCAAGTAGTACTGGTAACACTATTTCAGATGTTACTATATTAGGAAATTCTGGAAGTTTTAATCTTTCAGTAAACGTTCCAGGAACCGCAGCTGATATTAGTGCAAGTGGATTAAGTGGCGACGCAGGTTCATCAGCATATCTAGGTGATTTTTTTGGATACACACCGGCAACTAGTAAGGGTGCGTATGTGTATGCAATCTTCCCAGAAGCAATAACATCTGTTGGAACCGCAGTCACTATGTCCGCAGTAACCTCAAGTACAGCATTGTTCTTCTCTGGTTCAGTATACGGTCGATACAGTAACGCATCAACTCCTTGGATTCAATCACAAACAGTTGGTGGTGATAACATTGACTTGTTTAAATTCTGGACATTGGGTGACGGTGTAGCATCAAATAAAGAAATTAAAGTATCATTCTTGAATATGAAAAAAGCATCTGATGAAGATGAGTGGGCAACATTTACTATGTTGATTCGTTCATATGATGATACGGATGCACGTATTGAAGTTCTTGAACAATATGATAATGTAACATTGGATCCAGATAGTCCACAATTTATCGCACGTGTTGTTGGTAATAGTGCTCCATATGACGATCCAAATACTGACGAACGTTATTATCAAGGTGATTTCCCAAATCGTTCAAAGTATGTATATGTTGAAATGAGCGATGCAGTAATTCCAAAAACAGCAGTACCATATGGATTTGCGGCACTACAATCACCAGTAAGTGTAACTTCAACAGCATTAGTATCACCAGATTATGTCACTTCACGTTGGTTGAGTGGTTCAACGGAAGGATATTCAATTGATGCAGTAGATAAGAAGTACTACTATGGTTGGAACTTTATGACCACAGAAGGTACAAATCCATCATATCTTGCACCAATTCCATCAGGCTCAGTAAGTGTTGGTTCAGCATTTAATCTTGAATCATTAAGTGATGTTCCAGATGGATTGACATCAAAGACTATTGATATTGATGATGATGACAGTCTCGCATATCGTAAATTCTCTGTTCCATTCCAAGGCGGATTTGACGGATTAAATCCAGCACGTGATATTAATCTCGGTGGTGACATTGTTGCTTCAAATTCACAAGGATTTAATTTAGCAAATTCAACAACCGATGGTTCAGTAGCATATAAGAAAGCTATCCAAGCTATCAGTAATCAAGACCAATGGGACTTCAACCTTCTTGTACTTCCAGGCGTTATTTACGAATATCATTCGTATATCGCAAACGAAGCATTAAGTTTGTGTGAAGAACGTGGTGATGCATTCTATTTGATGGATACTGTTGGATTGAACTCGACCATTGCAAACGCAACTGGTAAGGCTGCAGAAATTGATAGTAACTATGCAGCAACTTACTATCCTTGGTTAAGAGTCATTGATGTAAATACAAACAAATTGCTTTGGGTTCCACCTTCAGTCATTCTTCCAGAAATTTATGCATACAACGACAACGTTGCAGCAGAATGGTTTGCACCAGCTGGTTTGAATCGTGGTGGTATCGCAAGTGCAGTCGGTGTACGTGCAAGACTTCCACAAGCACTTCGTGACACATTGTACGAAGGTAAGGTAAACCCAATCGCACAGTTCCCAGGTCAAGGCATCTGTGTATGGGGTCAAAAGACCTTACAACGCCGTCCATCAGCACTTGACCGTGTAAATGTCCGTCGTTTGTTAATCGCTGTGAAGAAATATATTGCAAGTGTTTCACGTTACCTCGTATTCGAACAAAACGTGGAATCCACTCGTAACCGTTTCTTAAACATTGTCAATCCATATTTGGCAAGTGTCCAAGAACGTTCTGGTTTGTACGCATTCCGTGTTATTATGGATGAAACCAACAATACACCGGATATTATCGATAGAAACATCCTCTATGGACAACTCTATCTACAACCGACAAAGACCGCTGAATTCATTATTCTTGACTTCAACGTTCTTCCAACGGGCGCTACATTCCCAACAGCGTAAGCTGAAACTGTGGAGGGAACCTAAAAAATTCCCTCCACAAATTCAACTAATTTAATATTTATAGCTAGATATCCTTTCGGAGATTATACATGGCAAACCTAGTACAAGAACAAGAGCTATTCTTTACAGCATTTGAACCAAAAATGAAGAATCGCTTCATCCTTTATATGGATGGTATTCCTTCATACATCGTAAAGAAAATCAATCGTCCAAAGTTAACCCAAGACGCAAAAGCACTTGACCACATTAACGTTCAACGTTATGTTAAGGGCAAAACCAAGTGGGGCACAATGTCATTGACACTTTACGATCCAATTGTTCCATCAGGCGCACAAGCAGTAATGGAATGGGTTCGTTTACACCACGAATCAGTAACAGGCCGTGACGGCTATCTTGAATTCTACAAGAAAGATTTAACCCTCAACGTTCTTGGCCCAGTAGGTGACAAGGTTGAAGAGTGGATTATTAAGGGTGCACAAATTACTCAAGTAGACTTTGCAGAAATGGATTGGGGTGCAGATGACCAAGTTGAATTCACAATTGAAATTCAACCAGACTATTGCGTATTGAACTACTAATCGTAGTTACAATTTAATAATAACTCTCGCAGGTGTTCATTCATCTGCGAGAGTTATATTTTTATAAGTCAAAATCACTCTCTTAATATGGTTTTTGATATTTATACAAGAGTGCTTTTTTCGTGAGAATACTATGGCAGACATTACGGATTTTGATATAGGTCAAGGAGAAACTTTCAAAATTCTTGCACATATATACACCGATACATCTGGTAGTGTTCCTATAGACATTACCAATTACACGTTTGTTGGGCAAATGCGTGAAAACTACACAACAACAGAAGTTGCCGCCACATTTAATGTAGAAAAAATATTACCATATGCTAGTGGTAGTATTTTTGTTAGTTTAACGCCGGAACAAACAGATATGTTAGAACAACGTACATATGTGTACGATTTATTGATGATTACGGGATCTTCGGGCGAAGTTGTTCGTCGTTTATTAGAAGGGGCATTTACGATCAGACCAGCAGTTACTAGAGATTACTAATGGCACATATTGAATTAGATGTTCCAGATTTAAATGTCAATATAGAAAGTGAAATAAATAATACGCGTGTCATTTTACGACAACCTACAACTTTAGTATCCCAGACTTCTCCATACTTAAATGTAGCACAGAGCGCAATAACTGCGTCATACGCAGTAACTTCGTCGTATGCTATTTATGCATTATCGCTTAGTGGGTCTATTGAATCTGCGTCTTATTCTGCGTTTGCAGCGTCATCATCGTATGCATTAACTGCTTCATATGTAAGTGGAGCGGCCAGTACATGGGATACTATTTCAAACAAACCAATTGGATTGGTATCATCATCTACACAAATATCAAACTATAATATATTTGTAACAACTGGTTCAAATCAATTTAATGGAAATCAGTACATTACCGGTTCACTAAATGTAACACAAGGTATAACTAGTTCGTTATTTGGTACTAGTAGTTGGGCAAACTACGCAACCACTGCGTCTTATGTTAGTGGAATGTCAAGTGATTGGGACGATATAACAAATAAACCTAGTGGACTTGTATCCAGTTCGGTACAAATTAATACTGGGTCATTTAGTGGATCATTTACTGGTCAACTTATTGGTACCAGTAGTTGGGCAAATAATTCAATTTCAAGTAGTTACGCAGAAACTTCTAGTCTAACATTTAAAGTATCAGTATATACGGGAAGTGCAACGGTCGGCCAGGCATCGTACACCGGCTCATTTACTGGTTCTTTCAACGGTACAGCAAGTTTCGCAACTACAGCATCGTATGCATTAAATTCTTCGGCAATAACATCGTCAGCTACCGCACCGGCATATCCTGCTCAGAATGAACTATGGTATGATAACACAACTGGTAAAACATACATCTATTATGTTAGCGCAAGTCAAGGGCAGTGGGTATTACAATCAGACCCAACATACGATGTAGGTGCTGTTGTACAAGCAGCAAGTTCATCTATAACGTTTACTATTCCAAATTTTCAACCAACTACACCATTAACTGGATCAATTTATTTTTCTGGTAATTGGTTGTATATCTATAACGGCACTAAATATGTTAGTGCAAGTCTAAATTAATAGGAATGTGATATGTTAAGTTTTCCGACAAACCCAACGACGGGACAGCAATATACAGATGGAAATGGAAAAGTGTGGAAATACGATAGCGTGAAGTGGAATATATCCAACACGCCCGGCATCAAACAATTTTTCGGAACAAAAATTAGTTTAGCAAATGATGTATTTTTAAATGATACATTAAGTACAATACCATGGGATACAGAAGAATTTGATACCTCTGGGTTTTTTAATGCATCAGCTGCAACTATAATACGCATTCCAACTACCGGATACTATAGATTACATTTGTCAATATACACGGGACAAGAAGGTAACGGTGCGTCATATACTATCGAATTAAAAAGAAACTCATCGACATTAATACAAGAGTCGATGGCTGCTTATCAATCGGGTATATATGACGTAACTACATTATTAAATAGCGGTGATGAAATTATATTATATGCGTCCGAAGATAATAATATTGGTAGATTAGTTGAAGGTACATTCGTGGAAGTTCAGTTGGTGGGATATACATTCGGTAGTTCGTTAATTCCTGGATTTGAATTTAGCGGAATAAAAGCAGAATTGCAAAATCAATTATCGGTATCAAGTACAGAAACTGCTATAGAATGGTTAACATCTGATATTGTATTTAATACAAATGCTGATTCGGCAGGAAACGTATATTGGGATAACGGCGAACCTAGCAAATTTACAGTATCCACTGCTGGATATTATAGATTACGTGCATTTATTTTAACTGGTATAAATGGTTCATCTGATTCATATACGATTAATGTCAAAAAAAACAACACCACAGATATAGAAACAATAACGTTAGGCGCAAACGAATCGGCTGAATTAGACGAAACATATTATTTAGAATTAAATGATTATATAGAAATAACATATAGTAATACTGAAAATTTAGGTACTATAGAAGCAGACAATACATTTTTTGAATTAACACGGTTAGGAGTATAGTATGGCATTTATCAAATCGACAAATCTTATTACTGACGTTGCACTCACTGTAGATGGTTTGGTAGGTGGAACTAATGGTAAAATAGTACGAATAAGTGGAAACAATACTGTAACCAACGCAAGTTATAATGACACGGCATCTCAATTAAATGCAGTACTATTTAAACAGGCAGGCGTATATTACGCAGCAGGTGTAATACCGGAATTAAGTGGACTTGTAGCAGGCGCTCCATATTTTCTTGATGAGTTTGGTGGATTAACTTCATCACCACCAACACCATCTTCAACAATTCGAGTATTATATATTGGATTTGCAATTAATACTACTGATTTACTTTTCCGTCCTGGTATTCCTATCTCGGGTTAATTATGGCACAAATTTATAATTGGAACGTAGAAGGTTTTCGTAATTCCTATGAAAAATACGTATACAAACAAAAAGGATGTAAAGCTAAACACATAAAGAGTTGTGTGTGTACTGGAAAACTGGCAACATACTGTCGTCAGTATTTTACATCTATGAAAATGTTTGATATCCGTGCGCAACATATTGTCACACATTTTAATCTTGCCGCAGGTAGTCGGGTGTTGGTCGCAGGATGTGCATTAGGATTTTTGATGGAATCATTACAAAAGTTGGGTATGGTCGTATACGGATTTGATAATTCATCTTATATTCAATTACTAACCAAAGACCCCAAAAATCCAGAAAAAATACAATTTCCAATTCATAATATTGATATTACGTCAAGTAACTTTACTACCGAAATACAACAAGCAACGGGTCACACCGCATTTGATTGTATAGTGACTGAAGATGTACTCCCGTCATTTGATGACTTTACACAAATTATTTTTAATTGTAATAGTGTGTCACAGAAGGTATTTCATATTGTAGATTTAGATTGTGGTGAAGCATTTACTAATAAAACAGTAGAGCAATGGATCGATGTCAGTCCTTCACATACGTGGGCAAATTACGAAGGAGTAGTGTTAAATGCCAATAACTAATGTCACTAGAAGTGTAGACCTTAATAATACTAAATGGTATCTCCCACATCCCGCAGGTTGCGGGATGGACGAGGGATATTATATTATTTATTCAGCAAGTTCCACATCTAATCAGATCAATAACGGCTCTGGATTAATTAGAGCGTATAAATGGAATACATTACTATCTGGATCTCGTACTGATGGGTTTCACACGATAACAGGAACCGTACAATTAGTATCGGAAAGTTTAAGTGGGTCTAGCAATTGGGTCAATTATCACGGTAGTGATATTATTCATATTGGTCGTGGTGTAAACGATATTACTGGTGTTCGTGAAGATGATGCGTTTTTCTTTGCTCATTTAGGACAATATGGTACGACTAGTGCGACACTTGACGATTTCTTCTATTGGGATCGTTTGTATGTACCGACCGGATCATATACTTGGGATTTTTATCAATATCATGCACACAATCCTACGTCATATGCGACATTTAATAATGGTCGATTTGTAATGGGAGCAGAAGATAGACAAGGACCAACTGGAATTGAAGAATATGGGCATATGATTAACGTGTCTGTAAAATCTGGAGCAACAAATTATTTATCTGTTATGGCTCGCGTTCACACACCGTCCGTTGGTGGTGCACACAATTCTCATAACGATTTAGAACTTCCATCTGTCACAAATAAAAATTATATGATGGGTGGTATAATTAATGGATCATCTGATAGATTTCATGCATTTTACTTGACAGCAAATGGATCACAATGGGATGTATTTTCTCGTACATTTAATTATGTTAATCAAGTGTTTAATGCCGAAGTCAATCATGGGACATATGATTTAGCAGATGCACAGATTGCTAGAACACCAGGGTCGTCTAGTTTGTATCCATTTCGCGCAAGTGTAGGAAAACGTATAGGATCGGAAATATATATTCCTGCTATTTACAATAGCGGTTCTTCTGGAAAATTTGACTTAAAGGTGTGGAACTTTACATCCGCAAATAACCTATCAGAACTCCCAACAGTAACAACTATTATCAGCGGTTCGAATGTACGACCGGATTGTCATTTAGAAATTGCTAATAATACTTTATACGCAGCGGTCAGTAATACAAATGATGGTGGAGTAAATTTGTATAAATATAGTGCTAGTGTGTGGTACAATCAAGGACAAATTGTATCTAATAATCCTGGAAAATATTTACGTGTTCACGGATTGAACTTTAATGTAGAAGAATTCAAATTTTACACAATGATTTCCGGTGACGCTTCGGGGTCGGGTACGACATATTCTGGGTCAGGTGTGTACTCCTTTTCTCCAGACATCCCGTTTTTAGGTTATAAGCATTTAGATTACATCACAGGTAGTAATTCATTTATTGTACGAAATGCCTTAACAAATGGCTACGTGCAGTTTGATACATCAACGGGTACATTAAAACGTTCTGGATCTCAAGAACCACAAGGTCTTGATGTGACTATGCCCGTTTTACAATATGATGATAGCAGTACACAATTTTTTGATAAACGACAAGCTGTTTTGTCGGCCGACGAAAATTTTATACAAGGTATAGAATTACAGGACGGTCGCCAGTTATTTGTGGGTACTAAAGCAGCGATAGATGATGACTTTGATATTAATTATAACAACGGTCTTATCGCATTGTTTAGTCCAGGAGATACATCGCCACCAGAATATTACCAAGTTACTGGACGTTTTGATGACTTTATTACGGGCGTAACACAAGCATCAAATGGTAAAATTTATATTGTCGGATATACTAAAGATGAATTAGTACCGAAAAGTAGATTATTCGTACATGGTATTGGTCGTGGATTAGTAAAGTCAATGAACACTACAGAAAAAATTGAATTTATTGATATGGTAACGGACAGTACGGGGTCACAATACTATGCTGGGAACCATATTCAAAGTTCAAGTATTGTAGTTGCAAAATACGACAAGGATTTTGATCTTCAATGGCAACGAGATATATCTGGTGGGTCATTAGCAGATACCGCATATGCAATTACTCGGGACACCTTGGGATACCTATATGTCGCCGGTGGTACTACTAACAGTGGAAGTGGAAATCAAGATGCATTATTAATTAAGTTAGACTCTACTGGATCTATTGTGTGGACAAAAATGTACGGTACGTCTGACAATCAATATGCAAGCTCTGTTGCTCGGGTCACAAAAAATAACACAGATTATATTTTACTTTCCGTTGTTTCGGGTAGTACAACAACTCTTACAACGGTTGATACTGACGGTACTATTCAAGAACAAAACTCGTATCCTAATTTAGTAGTAAATAGAGTACGCAGACATGAAACCACATCAGACGGTAGGTTTACCTTTGCAGGAAAAATTACGGGAAGTGTCAGTACAGCATCATTTGGAGTAGGAACAATTATCAACACTCCAATGATAGAATGGATGCGCAGTCACAACAGCGCTTCTACAAATACGGAAGCAATGGACATGCGAAACACCGGTACGGGTTCTGGATATTTGGAATATGTAGTGGTGGGTACGGAAGGTACGAATGGATTTGCAACAGAAATTGTTAGTCAAAGTGGTGGACTAACAAGTCAATGGACAACTACTACGTCAGGTTCATATTGGAAAGCAGTCTCCGCATCTCCATCATCGGTCGCCACTTCATCACGACGATTTTTTGCTGTGGGGTATGCAAGTAGTTCTGGTACACAAGTAACTGGTGCTGAACATGGGGGTGGTGATGGTATTATTGCTGGATTTGATAACACGGGAAGTGTATTCTTTATTAATGGATTAGGTCACGATAAGGCAGAATCATTATATGCAATAGAACGTGATGTTACGACATTTAATTATATCACTGCAGGGTGGTCAGAATCACATACCAACGGACGCCGAGGATTGATATTTAGATTTGCTCGTACTGGTTTTGGAACTGGTAATCATCATTTACAAGATGAAACGGGAATGGATATGTGGTATGCTTCTGCTTCAGCACTAACTTCAACCGCAAGTTTAGGTACATCCAGTACATCAACAACACCAACTAATACTGCAGGAACATTATTAACAAGCGCGTCTATAACATTTACTTCAATATCTAGTTCATACATGAACGAAATTTACGAAGGTAGTAATGTGTTTGACGGATTTTTTGGCGTACTAGATTTAAACGATTTACAAGAATATAAAAATTCCGGCTCTTATATTGAAGGAGCAATTAATCCTATTAATAGTTTAGTTACATGGACACAAATTGGTGTAGCCGGTGACGGTGAAGCAGACGATGGTAATATCTTTGCGTACGATGTAATTGAATTAACCTCGGGTAGTAACGCAGGACGTATTGGAATTGCAGCGGTAGCATCTGGTGACGTAGTAGCATATAATACGGGTAACACGGGTGTGTACGATTATATGATTGCGTTTTATGATCCCGCTAATCCACTTTCTGATACCGGATTCTTAATTAATCAGATTGGTACAGAATTCGATGAAGAAATTTATTCGCTTACCGAATTATCAGATGGGCGGGTAGCATTCGTTGGTCGTACAGCGGGCGACCTTGGTGGTACGCCCGTAGGTGGATATGATATTTTCTTGGGTATCACCGATGTTCGTAACTTGACACAATTTGTCCCACCTGCCGGCGGTGCGGCACGATTTACCACCGACTATTATACTACTGGATCTGGGTTAGCTGACCGAGGATTTGTTGTGCATGATATAAATAACGTTATACCAAATACGTTAGCAATTACGTATGAAACTGCTGGTGACGTTGGTGGTAGTGCAAATCTTGGTGCAGAAGATATCGGTATTATTTTATTTAATTATAGTACTGATACTTGGGGCAATGTCTATCAGTTAGGTACCACACAAAACGATACATTAAATACTTTTGGCAAACCAAGCACGTATTTGAGAGATGGTCGTATTGCAATTGTAGGGTCTACTACAGGTGTATTTGCTGATGATGGAAATTCGTTTGGTTCTAGTGATGTGTTTGTGGCGATATTTGATATAACAACGGAAACGTGGAAAAAATATCAAATAGGAACTGGTGCGGCAGATTTTGGTAATTCCGTACAAGTTGGTGCAGGTAACAAACTAATTATAGCAGGCACTACTGCTGCATCATTTACCTCACCAAATGATGGAATTACGGTTAGTTTTAATGCGGCACGTGGAATTAAGGGACGAATAACAGAATAACGGAGTTATGTACTATGGCAAATTTAGTAGAAATTCTTACAAAACGATATCCAAATACGATATGGACATGTGGTAATGATGATTACAACACATTAGCTTGGTATCCAGAAAACACAATACCAAAACCCACAGAATTGGAGCTTCGTGGATTGGATGCGGAAGTATCATTAGAACTAAAGTGGGATGTGGTTCGTGCTGACCGAGATGAATTATTACAATCATCAGATTGGACGCAGTTATCTGACAGTCCGTTAGATGCTGGACAAAAAGCTGCGTGGGCATCTTATCGTCAAGAATTACGAAACGTTCCTCAACAACAAGTAGAACCTGAAAACATTATTTGGCCCACTCAACCGTAATATGAGGTAGTAGATGGCCAGAATATATTCACAAGCTGCACAAACAGCAGCTTCAGGATCCCCTCTAACTGCATACAGTAGTCGTACTTCCGTAAGTGTTAGTGTTACGGCGGGTAAACGCTATGCGATATTCTGGTCAGCAATAATGAGTCATAGTGCGTTAACTTCTCGTGCGCGCGTTCGACTACAAAACGTTACTAATGGAGTAACATTACAGCAATTTGAATTTGAACCACAAGACTTAACGGACAGAATGAGTGCAGTGGATGTAAACGTATTTACTGCTTCATCTACTACAACAATTGAATTTGCTATACAATGGAGTGCATCCGCCGGTACTGCTACCATTTCTGACGCGTATATTAATGTGTTAGAATTAGATGATGCTGACGTTTCTTCATATGATAGCACACAAATTGCTACAACAAATGCCGTAGCTACTCCAATAGATTCTATTAATATTCCTGCTGGCGAATGGTTTGTGTTTGGATCGTGTAACGTCAATACTCCACGAACGGCACAAGCAGCGGATGATATGGTTGTACAATTGTCTGACGGCACAAACACCTATATGGTACGAACACAGTATTATGCAAAAGATACATTAGGAATAACACCATATTTTGCAATCGTAACGGCTTCTCTTGGTGCAACAACAACGTTTTCACTAGAACATAGCTCACCAAACGGACAAAATATTGTCAATCAATATCGAACATTATTAGCATTAGACAGGTCTAAATTTGCAGAAACGTATGCCGCGGTCAGTGAATCTGCACAAATAGACTCTACAAGTGCCGGTGCACCAACCGCCATAATAACATATACGCCAACTATTGCAAACACAGGCAATCATTTAGTGGTGGGTACGTGGACGACAAAAATTAGCGCAACTAACTCATCAGTCTTTTCTCACTTTGGTACTTCAACTACGGAACCTGGTCAATATACAGCAACCCGCCAACCACTCCGTGAAGCATCCGTTAATAATATTGACGAATTTGCACACGGATGGACGGACGTTGAATCATTAACTGCGGGGTCGATTACAAAAGTCATCGCATGGCGTCCAGAAGCAAACGTAAATGCGACAATTTCTGATGCAGCCATTGTTATTATGGATTTGGATGGTGCCGTTGCTGCACCGAGTCCAACGCCAACTACAACACCAACACCAACACCAACACCGTCTATTACTGTAACACCATCTATTACCACTACACCAAGTATAACTGTTACCCCTAGTATTACTACAACGCCTAGTATTACAACAACGCCTAGTATTACCACCACCCCAAGTATTACGCCATCTATTACGACCACACCGTCTATTACTACTACACCGAGTGTTACTACAACGCCGAGTATTACTAGAACTCCAAGTATTACCACTACGCCTTCTATTACCACTACACCATCTATTACTGTAACACCGTCTATCACAACAACGCCGTCAATTACTATTACGCCAAGTATAACACCATCTATTACAGTCACACCATCTATTACCACAACGCCGAGTATTACTACCACGCCGAGTATTACGCCAAGTATTACTACAACACCGTCTATTACTACCACGCCTAGTATTACTACTACCCCAAGTGTCACACCTTCCATTACCACAACACCAAGTATTACGACTACTCCGAGTATTACTACAACACCCAGCGTTACTAATACACCGTCTATTACTAGAACTCCAAGTATTACTACTACGCCTTCTATTACCACTACTCCAAGTATTACGACTACCCCAAGTATTACTGTAACGCCATCTATTACTAGAACGCCATCTATTACTACAACGCCTAGTATTACTACTACACCAAGTGTCACACCTTCCATTACCACTACACCATCTATTACCACTACACCATCTATTACTACAACCCCAAGTATTACTACTACCCCAAGTATTACTACTACCCCAAGTATTACTACTACCCCAAGTATCACCACAACACCAAGTATTACACCCAGTATTACTACTACACCATCTATTACTACAACGCCAAGTATCACTACCACTCCTAGTGTCACGCCAAGTATTACCGTTACGCCATCTATTACCACTACACCAAGTATTACTACTACTCCGTCAATTACAACTACTCCGAGTATTACCACAACACCGTCTATTACGGTAACGCCTTCTATTACCACTACGCCGTCAATTACCACTACTCCAAGTGTCACGCCATCTATTACCACCACGCCTAGTATTACTACTACACCTAGCGTCACGCCTAGTATTACTACTACGCCAAGCGTTACAACTACTCCAAGCGTTACGCCATCAATAACCACTACGCCGAGTATTACTACTACACCATCTGTTACCACTACGCCGAGTATTACTACTACCCCAAGTATTACTACTACGCCGTCAATTACTACCACACCAAGTATAACACCATCGGTTACAGTTACACCATCTATTACAGTCACACCATCTATTACAACAACACCATCGGTCACTGCTACGCCATCGGTTACCGTTACGCCTTCTATTACTGCTACGCCATCTGTTACTAGAACACCTAGCGTTACACCATCAATAACGGTAACACCAAGTATAACAACTACGCCAAGTATTACTACTACGCCAAGTATCACGCCAAGTATTACTACTACACCATCTGTTACTACTACGCCGTCTATTACTACTACTCCAAGTATTACGCCGTCGGTTACAATTACGCCAAGTATTACTACAACACCGAGTATCACACCTTCTATTACTACAACACCATCTGTTACGGCTACGCCAAGTATTACTACAACGCCATCTATCACCACAACTCCAAGTGTAACAGTTACACCAAGTATTACAGCTTCACCTGGTGTATCTGTAACTCCATCAATAACTGTAACTCCATCAATAACCACAACACCTTCTATTACACCAAGTATTACAGTAAGTCCTAGTATTACAGCAACCCCTAGTGTTACTGTAACTCCTTCGGCTACAACAACACCATCTATTACAACAACGCCTTCTATTACCACTACGCCAAGTATTACTACTACCCCAAGTATTACTACTACGCCGTCAATTACTACCACACCAAGTATAACAACTACGCCATCTATTACTACTACGCCTAGTATAACTGTTACCCCAAGTATTACTACTACGCCTAGTATTACCACAACGCCTTCTATTACCGCAACACCATCTATTACTGTTACGCCAAGTATTACTACTACCCCAAGTATTACTACTACGCCGAGTATAACAACGACCCCAAGTGTCACACCTAGTATAACAACTACGCCAAGTATTACTACTACGCCAAGTATCACACCAAGTATTACAACTACGCCAAGCGTTACAACTACGCCAAGTATTACAACTACGCCAAGTATTACTAGAACTCCAAGTATTACAACTACGCCAAGCGTTACAACTACGCCAAGCGTTACAACTACGCCAAGCGTTACACCATCAATAACCACTACGCCATCTATTACCACTACCCCGAGTATTACTACTACCCCAAGTATTACTACTACCCCAAGTATTACTACAACGCCAAGTATTACTAGAACGCCGTCTATTACTACTACACCAAGTGTTACTCCATCTGTTACTACAACGCCTAGTGTTACACCATCCATCACCAATACGCCATCTATTACCACCACACCAAGTGTTACACCAAGTGTTACTATTACGCCAAGTATTACTACAACGCCTAGTGTTACACCATCCATCACCAATACGCCGTCTGTTACAACCACGCCTAGTATTACTACAACACCGTCTGTTACAACCACGCCTAGTATTACTACAACACCGTCTATCACGGCAACGCCATCTATTACCACAACGCCAAGTATTACCACAACGCCAAGTATTACAACTACGCCAAGTATTACTAGAACGCCGAGTATCACTACAACACCAGGATCAACACCATCTGTTACCGTTACACCGAGTATCACTACCACGCCGTCTATTACCACTACACCTAGTGTCACTAGAACACCTTCTATTACTACTACCCCAAGTATTACTACTACGCCGTCTATTACCACAACGCCAAGTATTACTAGAACGCCCAGTATCACGCCATCTATTACCACTACGCCGTCTGTTACTTCTACACCCAGTATCACTACTACACCGTCTGTTACCAGAACACCATCAATCACAACTACGCCAAGTATTACGCCAAGTATTACTACTACGCCGTCAATTACTACCACACCAAGTATTACTACTACGCCATCTATTACCACTACGCCGTCTATTACTACTACTCCAAGTATTACTAGAACGCCTAGTGTCACTAGAACGCCAAGTATCACGCCATCTATTACCACTACGCCGTCTATTACCACAACGCCAAGTATTACTAGAACGCCATCTATTACGACTACCCCAAGTATTACTAGAACAACAAGTGTTACACCTAGTATTACTACAACGCCTTCAATTACTACTACCCCAAGTATTACTACTACCCCAAGTATTACTACTACCCCAAGTATTACTAGAACGCCTTCTATCACAACTACACCAAGTATCACTAGAACATCAGGCGTTACACCTAGTGTTACTACAACTCCGTCTATTACACCATCAATTACCGTCAGTATTACCCCATCAATAACTAAAACCCCATCGATAACACCGACTCGTAGTGTAACAAAAACACCAACGGTTACGCCAACTATTACACCGACTCGTTCAACTACCCCTACAGTAACACCGAGTGTAACAATAACACCTTCTATAACTCCATCAATTACCCCGTCTGAAGTAAAAGTTAGTGATATAGCAATTTATGGTATAGAATTACGTTATAAAGTTGGAATGGTGGAACATTCATACATTGGTGGTGTAAATCAATCTTTACCTGTAAAAGACCAAGGTAATATTTGGGTGTACGGAGAACAATTATTATACAGTGATTATAGTGGGGTGACAAGAGTAATTACTGGTGCTAGAGTACAAATAACCAATCGTAAAGCAGGTGAAATATTTATCAAAAATGGACGTTTGTATTGGGTAATTGGTGATGATATTACAAATTATGAGTTCGCATTATCTAACGAATCTTCATTTAGTTATTAAAATTCATATTTATATGAAATGTATAACGTGAGGTGTATTCGTGGCTGAGACAAGACTTTCTGGCGCATTAATAAGAACTGGAACGAATATCGGACCTGTGAACAAACTATCAGTTGGAGATGTGACCACACCAAGTGGTTCTCTTCATGTTGGCGGTACGACAGTTCTACAACAAATATTAGAAAAAAATACTATTGCTGCGACTGCGGCAACGGGGACAATTAATTTTAATGTATTATCACAAGGGGTGTTGTATTATACAACCAACTCATCGGGTAATTGGACTCTAAACTTCACAGGTGACATTTCAACTACATTAAATAATATAATGTATATTGGGCAAAGTTTGAGTTTGGCGTTTTTAGTAACAAACGGTTCTCCCGCATTTTATGTCACATCTCATACAATTGATGGTGCTTCTGTAACACCAAAATGGCAAGGTGGTGCTGTTCCCTCAGCGGGTAACACAAATTGTATTGATGTGTATTCGTATGTTATAATAAAAACAGCAAATGCTACATTTACTGTGTTAGCATCAGTAATACCTTTCGTTTAATAAGATTGTATGACTCCGGTACTTGGTGCACGAGGTGGTGCTAGTGTTAGGTCGTTTGGTTTATTTGGGGCAATAACACCAACGCCTACGCCTTCAATTACTCGTACTCCATCGGTTACACCAAGTATTACTCCGTCGAGAAGCGTAACGCCTAGTATTACACCATCAATCACAATTACGCCAAGTATTACGCCTTCTATTACTAGAACGCCAAGTATTACTCCGTCAATAACAGTAACAACTACACCTAGTGTTACTAACACCCCTTCAATTACGATAACTCCGTCTATTACTGCTACTACTACGCCAAGTATTACAGTTACACCTTCTATTACTATTACACCATCTATTACAACTACGCCAAGTATTACTAGAACGCCATCTATTACGACTACGCCATCAATTACTATCACCCCAAGTATTACTAGAACGCCTTCTATTACGACTACACCAAGCGTAACTAAAACGCCAAGTATTACTACTACGCCGTCTATTACCACTACGCCGTCTATTACCACTACGCCAAGTATTACGCCAAGTATTACTGTTACACCATCTATTACTAAAACGCCAAGTATTACGCCAAGTATTACCATTACACCATCTATTACTAAAACACCTTCTATTACTACAACACCGAGTGTTACCAGAACGCCATCTATTACGGTAACCCCAAGTATCACACCTTCTATTACTACAACGCCAAGCGTAACAACTACGCCAAGTGTTACACCATCTATTACCACTACACCGTCTATCACAACTACTCCAAGTATTACTACAACGCCGTCTATTACAACTACCCCTAGTGTTACCACGACGCCAAGCGTTACGCCATCTATTACTACCACTCCTAGTATTACCAGAACACCAAGTATTACTACCACGCCTTCTATTACTACAACACCAAGTGTTACCAAAACACCATCTATTACTACTACGCCAAGTATTACTACCACGCCTTCTATTACGACTACACCATCTATTACTACTACGCCAAGTATTACTCCAAGTATTACACCGTCAATTACCACTACGCCGTCTATTACCACTACGCCGTCTATTACCACTACGCCGTCTATTACCACAACACCGTCAGTTACAACTACTCCAAGTATTACAGTTACACCATCTATTACTAAAACGCCAAGTATTACGCCAAGTATTACGTCTTCGCCGGGGATTAGTGTAACCCCAAGTATTACGGTAACACCGTCTATTACTACTACGCCTTCTATTACAAAAACACCGAGTGTTACGGTAACGCCTTCTATTACTACTACGCCGTCTATTACCACAACACCGAGTATTACTCCATCAATTACAACTACGCCTTCTATTACCACAACACCATCTGTTACAAATACACCAAGTATCACTACAACACCATCAGTAACTACTACACCGTCTATCACCACCACGCCTAGTGTTACTACCACACCAAGTATTACTCCATCTATTACCACTACACCATCTATTACTACCACACCAAGTATTACCAAAACGCCTTCTATTACAACTACGCCTTCTATTACTACAACGCCAAGTATTACCAAAACGCCTTCTATTACGACTACACCAAGTATTACGGTAACGCCGTCTATTACTACCACGCCATCAGTAACTACTACACCATCTATTACAACTACACCAAGTATTACGCCAAGTATTACGACAACGCCTTCTATTACTACTACACCATCTATTACAAGAACGCCAAGTATTACTACTACGCCTTCTATTACTAAAACGCCGAGTATTACGATAACGCCTTCTATTACAAGAACGCCTAGTGTTACGGTAACGCCTTCTATCACAACTACACCAAGCATTACACCATCCATTACGACTACTCCATCTATTACCACCACACCAAGTATTACCACTACGCCTTCTATTACTACTACGCCCAGTATTACGCCGTCTATTACCACTACGCCGTCTATTACCAGAACGCCGTCTATTACGACTACGCCAAGTATTACGCCAAGTATTACGATAACGCCTTCTGTCACTACAACACCAAGTATTACTACAACGCCTTCTGTTACTATTACGCCTAGTATTACACCATCTATTACCACTACGCCTTCTATTACTAGAACCCCGAGTATTACTACTACACCGTCTATTACTGTTACGCCAAGTATTACTCCATCAATTACAACTACGCCATCTATTACTAAAACGCCAAGTATTACTACCACACCGTCTATTACAACCACACCTTCCGTAACTAGAACGCCAAGTATTACCACTACGCCTTCTATTACCAGAACGCCGTCTATTACTACAACACCTAGCATTACACCTTCTATTACCATTACGCCAAGTATTACTACAACACCAAGTGTAACTCCGTCTATTACCACCACACCATCTATTACGACTACACCAAGTATTACTACAACACCGTCTATTACAACTACACCAAGTATTACTCCATCTATTACAACTACACCAAGTATTACAAAAACGCCTTCTATTACTAGAACCCCAAGTATTACCACTACACCAAGTATTACAACAACGCCAAGTATTACTAAAACGCCGTCAATTACTACTACACCTTCTATCACTACAACGCCAAGTATTACTACAACGCCAAGTATTACTCCAAGTATTACTAAAACGCCTTCTATTACTACAACGCCAAGTATTACTACAACGCCGAGTATTACCGTAACGCCAAGTATTACTCCATCAATTACAACTACGCCATCTATTACTAAAACGCCAAGTATTACCGTTACACCATCTGTTACCATCACACCATCTATTACTACTACTCCTAGTATTACCAGAACACCAAGTATTACGACAACGCCTTCTATTACTACAACGCCTTCTATTACTACAACGCCGAGTATTACTCCAAGTATTACGGTAACGCCTTCTATTACTACAACGCCTTCTATTACGAAAACGCCGAGTGTTACTACAACGCCAAGTATTACTACTACACCGTCTATTACTAGAACGCCAAGCGTAACAACTACGCCATCTATTACTACCACGCCTAGTATTACCAGAACACCAAGTATTACTCCTAGTATTACGCCGTCTATTACCACTACACCATCTATTACGACTACACCAAGTATTACCAGAACACCAAGTATTACGACAACGCCTTCTATTACTACAACACCATCTATTACTACTACGCCAAGTATTACTAGAACGCCGTCTATTACGACTACACCATCTATTACTACTACGCCAAGTATTACTCCAAGTATTACCATCACGCCAAGTATTACCAAAACACCGTCTATTACCACTACGCCAAGCATTACTACAACGCCTTCTATTACAAGAACGCCAAGTATCACGCCAAGTATTACAACAACGCCGTCTATTACTAGAACGCCAAGTATTACTACAACACCGTCTATTACTAGAACGCCGTCTATTACTAGAACGCCGAGTATTACCACTACGCCGTCTATTACCAGAACACCGTCTATTACGCCTTCTAACACACCGGGAACAATGGTTATTGAACTTGCTAGTGGGTCAGCAAGTAGTAATACAACAACGGGAGCATCTACAGGATCACATACATGGACCGTACAATCAAACGCTACAGCGTTAGTAGCACGTGTGGCTTCACAGGCAGAATTTCCAACATACGGTAAACCGACAGCAATGTGGTGGTCTGGAAGTTGGGGAAGAACCGCATTAACAATGCAACAAGAATCAGCTAATATTGGTGATGGTATTGCTCTAACAATCTGGACATTATTCAGTCCAAATTCTGGCACAGGTGCATTAGAAATTGCGTATAACGGTACTATGTATTATCGTATGTATCATACTAATTATAAAAATGCTGTAGCCGTGTGGGATAAAGATTTTACCAGTACAAACGGCACAAGTATGTTCGTTCCATTATACACAGATGCGGATAATAGTTCTTTAATGATTGGAATTGGTGTTGGAGTAAATGCATTCGGTTCACCAAGTACGTTGTCAGCGGCAGGAGGATCTACCTCGGAATGGACAACAACCAGTACGGCATTGACATATGATTTTGAAGTAAATATGTCCAAAAAATATGCATCAAGTACAGCTGGACAGTTAGATTGGACCCACAGCCAGACGTTAAATATTAAAGCAGCGGCAATTCAATTAGAAAATATTATACCATCAGTAACACCGACTATTACACCGACACCGACGATAACTCCATCTAAAACAAGAACGCCATCGCCAGTGACGCCTTCGCCAACGCCGTCACCGACGCCATCGCCAGTAACGCCGTCACCTGTAACGCCTTCACCTGTTACCCCATCACCAGTAACACCATCACCAGTAACGCCTTCGCCAACACCATCACCAACACCTTCGCCAGTAACACCATCACCGGTAACGCCTTCACCAACGCCGTCACCAACACCATCGCCAGTAACGCCTTCGCCAACACCATCACCAACACCTGCACCAGTAACGCCTTCGCCAACACCAGCACCAACACCTGCACCAGTAACACCTGCACCAACACCCGCACCAGTAACACCATCACCGACATCTTCGTGTCAAGACGGCACGTATGCGTGTATTGGAGTAAATCTATACTATTGTAATCTCGGAACTTATGAACTAGCATGTGTGGATTATGTAGACTGTGGTGGAAGTCAATTCCTTTGTACGTAAAAATAACGGTAACTTAAAATTTAGAGAATAAATATGAATACATTTCAAGATTTACAATTATTGGTTGATGCTAACGCAATAATCCAAAATTATAACTGTGTGGATAATACAACGTGTGATGCTTTAAAATCACTCACCACGGGAAACGGATTATATCGACAAATTCATTATTTAATTGATAAACAAACACCTTTTAGAGTGTTATGGTTGCAATACGACACCACAGATGATGAGTTTATATTAAATTTATCGTGTTTTGATAAAGATAAAAACGTTATAACTCCTTTAGATTTTACGAATAGGGTTGAAGGCCCATCAAAAACATTAGTACAATCGTATATTAATACCAATCCAATAAAATGGATAAAAACGGTACCAAATGAATATAGTCTCATGTATACGACTCAAAATGCTAATATAGGACAGAAACTACAAAATACTTTACCAATAATTAAAAAGCTGTAGTAAACCTTGACTTGTTAAGTCGAGTAGATTATATTTTTCTATTGACGTAAACTATTTATACTTGTGTACAGGTTATATAAATGAGGGTTTTATGACTACAAAAAAGAAAGTTGTTAAAAAGACTGTAAGAAATCAGAGTATAAAAAAGACTGCTGGACGAGTTAAAAAGAAAGTACCTACTATTTTCGTTCAAATTGCAGCATACCGTGATCCAGAATTATTACACACTCTTCGCAGTTTATTACAAAACGCAGATCATCCAGAAAATTTGACTATTGCCATTGGTTGGCAGCATTCTCCCTATGAGAAGTGGGATAATTTAGATGAGTTCAAAGATGACACAAGATTTAAGATAATAGATATAGATTATCGTAAATCTAAAGGTGTTTGCTGGATGCGTGAAAAAATACAGAAATTGTATAATGGCGAAACTTATACACTACAACTAGATTCACATCATAGATTTACCGAACATTGGGATACGCAAGTAATAGAAATGTTAGAAGGATTGCGTAGTAAAGGACACACAAAACCACTGCTGAGTTCATACTTACCAGATTTTAATCCAGTAACAGGACCTGAAGGTGAATTACCTGCTCCGTGGATTATGGAATTTGACAGATTTGGTCCAGAAGGGCCAGTACACTTCTTACCACATACAATAGACGATTGGAGAGAACTGACATCACCAGTTCCATCAAGATTCATGTCTGGTCATTTTATATTTGCTGACGGAATATTTGTTAAAGAAGTTCCGTATGACCCAAATTATTATTTTCACGGTGAAGAAATTGATTTATCTGTTCGTTCTTATATGGCGGGGTACGATCTATTCGCACCACACAGAACTATTGCTTGGCACGAATACTATAGAGAAGGAAAGAGTAAACATTGGGAGGACCATACAAATTGGGCATCAGAAGATAGAATCTCACACGCATATCATCGCAAAATGTACGGTATTGAATCGAAGAACAGAAAATTAAAAGATAATGTACGAACACTTCAGGAATATGAAATGTATGCTGGATTGGAGTTTTCTACAAAACGTGCTCATACGATGACCATACAAAAAATACGCCCTCCAGTTTCTTTAGATGTAGAATCCCATACACAAGGATTGGTTCCTTATCATAAAGTATGTATTGATGTGTATAAAGGATCATTACCAGAGAAGGATTATAATTTCTGGGTAGTTGCGTTTACAAATAAAGATGGAATAGAATTTCATAGACATGATGCTGATGAAAATGAAATAAATATGGCTATGAGTGTACCTTATGAAGCAGATAAGTTTGTGCATATATGGAGAGCATTCTATTCTGATCAACCAGCTGATGGGTGGATCGTGTGGCCTCATAGTAAGAGTAATGGGTGGTGTGAAAGATTAACTGGTAAATTTGGACGATAATATGAGAAAAAATAAAAATATTTTCGTTCAAATTGCAGCATACCGTGATCCAGAATTACTACCCACTATTCGTGATTGTATATCCAATGCGAAGAACCCGGAAAATCTTCGATTCTGTATTGCGTGGCAGCATTCTAACGAAGATGTCTGGGACAATTTAGATGAGTTTAAAAACGATTCACGATTTATAATTCTAGATATTCCACATCTACAGACAAAAGGAACGTGTTGGGCACGGTATCAAATCCAACAACATTGGAACGGAGAAGCATATACCCTACAATTAGATTCACATCATCGTTTTGCTAAAAATTGGGATAGTATGCTAATTAAGATGGTCAAAGATTTACAAAAAGCAGGATATAAAAAACCATTATTGACTGCATATATGTCAAGTTATGAACCACATAACGATCCCACGGGACGAGCACCAGACCCGTGGTTCTTAACATTTGACAGATTCACTCCAGCTGGAGCAGTATTTTTTATACCCGCTGTTATTCCTGATTGGAAAAATCGTAAATTACCATATCCAAGTAGATTTTATTCCGCTCATTTTGGATTCACACTTGGACAATTTTGTAAAGAAGTTCCTCACGATCCGAACTACTTGTTTCACGGTGAGGAAATTTCTATTGCCGCACGAGCGTATACGTGGGGATATGATTTGTTTGCGGCACATAAACCTGTAGTGTGGCACGAATATTCACGAAATCACCGCCCTCGTAAATCGTGGGACGACATATCAGATTGGACTAATTGGGATAATCAATCGTTGGCACGTAACAGAAGATTGTTAAACGTGGATAACGAGAATGACCCTAATGAAGATTTTGGAGAATTTGGATTTGGTACACAACGTACACTACAGCAGTACGAAGAATATGCGGGAATACAATTTTCTACAAGAAGTATACAAAAACATACGTTAGAACATCGTGAACCACCCAACCCGCCAAATCAACCATTCTTTAGAATTTTTAAACATTGTATTGATTTACCATATCAATATGTACCGTATAATGACTATGATTTTTGGGCGGTAGCATTTGAAGATGAATTTGGTAACGAGATATATAGACACGATGCTACAGAAGATGATATCATACAAATGAAGAATGATCCTGACGGATATTGTAAATTGTGGAGACAGTTTCACGCAACGGCAAAACCCGCCAGATGGATTGTTTGGCCACATTCTAAATCACACGGATGGTGTGATCGATTGGTTGGAGATATCTAAAATGCAGCACAAAACAAAATTACGTATTCATAATTCCTGCAACAAGTACACTAGGTATTATAGATATTATAATTTTTTTTGGGATGCTTTGACTTACGAGTTAGGTAAAACGTTTGAAATTGAAGAAAACAGATATTTCGAACATGCCCATACAATACCAATGCCAATAAAACTCAAAAAGGCAAAATGTGATTTAGAAATTTATGAATCAGACTACGTTATAGAAAACGTAGAATCGGGTGACTTCTATATATTGACAGCGTGTGATGTATTGACCGGACACGTAATAGCTGAAAGAGAGAATCCACACTTAAAAAAAGTATTGGTGGCACAGTACATAGACCAAATTATTAAACACAACGTAGAAAATCCACATACCAGTAAATATTCCCCATGGATTTATTTTCAAAGTGGATTGACTAATTTAGAAGAATATTTTTATAAAAGAAAGTTAATACTCAATTTTAATAAAAAATTATACTTTCGTGGTAAAATTGATGACCGTCCTATTTTAAAGTACTTTTCTCCATCTATCTTGGAATCAGGCCAAACAATTAATCAAAATGATTATTTCAACGAAGCAATTAATCACGAAATCGGATTATCCATAGGCGGTGTTGGTGAGTTGTGTTATAGAGATATTGAATATATGGGAATGGGTATACCGTTTTTGCGTTTTGAATTCGCTAGCAGTCTTAAAGAACCATTAATTCCAAATGTACACTATATTTCAGTAGATAGGCCGAATGACTTACCAACAGAACAACGTACTTGTGGTGTTGGATTAGATAGGATGGGATTAGAACATCACGCAAAGTTAATAGAGCAACGTTATTTAGAAGTAATAGATGACAAAGAATTTTTAAGATTTGTATCTACTAATGCAAGAGAGTATTATGAAAAATATCTTATGTATCCGAACAATGTAAGACACACAATTAATTGGTTGGGGTTAGAATAATATGAGAATTTTAGTAACAGGTGGAACTGGGTTGGTTGGAGAAAACTTGAAACAATCTCTTCCTGACGCATATTATGTTTCTTCAAAGGATTACGATTTAACTAGTTACGAAGATACTGCGGCGTTGTTTTATTACTATCGACCAACGCACGTTATCCATTTAGCTTCTAAAGTAGGTGGCATAACGTATAATATGAAATACCCAGTAGAGTTTTTTGAAGATAATGTGTTGATGAACGCAAATGTACTAAACTGTGCTCATAAATTTAAAGTGCAAAACTTAATTGGAATGTTGTCCACTTGTATATTCCCAGATGATGTGACGTATCCTCTAACGCCTGATAAAATTCATAAGGGTGAACCACATCATAGCAACTTTGGATATGCTTATGCAAAACGCATGTTAGAAGTTCAAATACGAACATATAATAAACAATACGGAACAGATTGGACCACGATTATCCCAACAAATATTTATGGCAAATATGATCAATTTAATCTTGAAAAATCTCATGTAATTCCTGCGTTAATTCATAAGATGTATTTGAATAAAATAAATAATCAACCATTGATGAATATGATGGGTACTGGATTGGCAGAACGGGAATTTATATACGCTGAAGATTTAGGGAAAATATTAGCGTGGGCTATAGAAAATTACACAACACCAACACCATTAATAGTTTCATCAGAAACATCATATAGTATAAAATCGGTAGCAGAGCTAATTTCTAATGCTATAGGTTATGAGGGACAATTACTATTTGACGGAGATGTGTCAAAAGACGGACAATACAGAAAGCCAAGCGATTCCAATGTGGTTAGAACACTTTGTCCAATAGAATATACTCCTCTAGATGTTGGTATAAAAAATACCGTAGAGTGGTTTGTAGAAAATTACACTAACTGTAGGAAGTAAAATATGAAAATACTAGTATCTACTATATGTTTTATTCAACCCAATAAAATTAAGGATGGTGCAGAGATATATGCAACGTTTGCCAATCGTTTGATAGATTCTACGATGGAAAAAACGAATTTTGATATTCGAGTAGCAACAAACAGACCAGAACTGTTTTCCGACGCATTATTAAAATATGGTGACAGAGTTTCTTTATTTGTAGACACGTTGGAAGATAAACAGGTTTGGGTTGGTGCATTCAATCAATTACTAAAATTTTTAGCACTAAAAGATGTACCATCGAAATACGATTATGTTCTGTATTTAGATTGCGATTCATCATTCTTTAAAACAGTTGATAATGAATTGGTAACAGAAACAATTACCAAACTAGAAGAAAACAACCAAAACGGCATGGTAAATAGATCTGGTACGGGATACTTCCTGCAACAGTTAACAGAACATTGTTCAGGCATAGCAAATATGTTTAGCGCCAAATTTAATTTTTATAACTTAAACTTGAATACCGTACCACCGGAGTGGGAAGATGCTCCAATGCCATGTGAACACATACTGTTCTTAAAGAATGAAGATAATAAATTACAGATTATGTCAGATAAAATTGCTGAATTTAATGAAAAATTAGAATCTCAAATTGGACAACCGTACATCGCATGTAGTCCTGATATGGAAGCATTCGAGTTGGGTATTGGGGTAAAAGTTGCTGGTTATAAATTAGCAGAAATTGATTCATATATTCACCACGATGTATTTTGTGTAAAATATAACGGTAGTAATTGGGAAAAAGCAAAATTATAAAATGAGATAAATTATGTTAAAAACCGATGGAAATGATTATTATGTAATCAAGGATGCATGTGTTGCTGTAAAGGAAATTGAAGGTTTGGTATGTGAATTAGGATCGTATCAAGGTGGTGGACTCAAATTACTTATGGAAACATTTTCGGAAATGAATCAACGAGATAGAATATTTCTTTCGGTTGATCCATACGGAGACATTCCATATCACGATATAAATGGTATACACAGTGCGGGATATACAAATAATGTAAAAAATATGTTTCTACGAGACATACATCAATTGTCTTATGAATTGAATACATACTTTTTGTTTTTCAATATGACAGACACACAGTTTTTCAAAAGATTTTCTGATGGTATTCCTGTATACATTAACGAAGAACGTATTTATAACAAATATGCGTTAGTAATTATTGACGGACCACATGAAGTGAATATCGTTAAGGATGAATTTGATTTCTTTAAAAGTAGAATAGCTACAAATGGTATAATAGTTTTTGATGATGTTGAACAGTACCCACATGAAACTATTCACGAATATATTTTGCAGAATGGATTTGAAACGTTCAAATCCACAGGATATAAGCACGCATATAAAAAAGTTGTATGAAAATTGCACTTCTGCTTTCAGGTCAACCACGATTATATGAGGAAGTTTTTCCACACATAAAAAAACATATATTAGACGTATATGATTGTGATGTATATGCACATGCGTGGTGGGACGAAGCGGAATCACACGATGTAGTACATCGTTCACCCTGGTCACAGTCTTATAAGTTTGACGTAGATAAACAATTTCCTATTAAGTTTAATAACTTATACAATCCCAAAAAGTTTCAAATAGATAAACCATTATTTGATAGCACGGAAGATTCGCAGAATATTTTCATTGAGTCATTGAAAAAATTGTATCCGACTACAAATGGGTGTGAAGTTTTTTATGAAGATAAAAGTATGTTAGGTCCAATTCATAAATTTATTTCAATCGAAAAAGTATTTAATATGGTGAATTGGGATGAAAATTATGATTGGATTGTTTTCTGGAGATATGATTTACAGCCAGATGTATTTCCCGATTTAACTATCTTAAATGAAGAAGTATTATACGCATATACCGATTATTGGTGTTCTTGGTGTGATAGAGATGATAGAGCGTGGCCAGATAATCATGGATTTATAGATACTGGATTTATACTACATCCTAATTGTAAACATGCTTTAAATATTAAAAATTTTTACTTTGATGAGTGTATGAAAAATAATTTATTGTGTAGTGAATCACACAAATGGAAGCACAAACCAATTCCAGAAACAGTCTGGTCGTTGAACGTGTGGTACAATAAAATAAAAACAGTTATGTTACCATCTAAAGACTTTTCAGCAAGTTTAATTCGACGAATTGATGAGTACGGAGACTTAAGACCATGAACGAACAATATATATTTTTTGATGTAGGAGCAAATAATGGTGATAGTTCTGTGCCAATTATACGCAAAAATCCAGATGCTAGAGTATATGCATTTGAACCTGTTCCTGCTTTAGTGAATTACATAAAACAACAAACAAAAGATTATCCTAACTATGTTGTAACACAAACTGCTGTTTCTGATTTTAATGGAACGGCATCATTTCGTATATCAGGCGAACCATCAAAAAAAGAAATTCAAACATTTGTAGATTTAGACTTTCATAAATTCGTGGAACATAATTGGCATGGATGTAGTTCTTTACTAGAATTGTCGGATAATGTATTGGATTCTTGGTACGGAAGAACGGATATGTTAGTTCTGGAAGAAATAGAAGTTAATGTCATTAGATTGGATTCTTTTATACAACAAAATAACATAGACCATATTGATTTTCTTTGGGTAGATACACAAGGATCAGATTTAAATGTATTGAAAGGTTTGGGAGACTACATTCATATAGTAAATTCTGGAACGGTAGAAGCTGCAAACAAACCAGACATTTTATATAAAAATCAAAATTCTAAAGAAGAAACAATTGAGTATTTAAAACAATGTGGATTTAACGATATACGAGTGTCCACGAATGACCCAGCAGATAATGAAGTAAATATTTCTTTTTATAGAGGATAAGTTGTGAAAATTAAATTTCTTCCAAACTGGTGTTCTTCTGAACAAGGTACAAAACGATTATTTGACCAATTTTATATAGGACAAGATTTAACAAATGTAGAATTTGTTCACGGTGATGAATTTGACGTTATTTTTTATTGCGGATATGAAACGCAAGTCGTACCGTCTGGAATAAAAAAATATATTTTTAATATGGAACCGTGTTGGTCGGGAAACGTACAAAGAAACAATTCGGGTATTGATGCTACAATCTTCGCTCAAGATAAAAACATATTTGATGATTCGACTAGAGTAGTTGAGTGTCCAACCTATATGTTCTACGGAGCTGGTGGCGAAAATTGGACTGTAGAAGATACCAAAATTGATTACGAAAAAACAAAAAATATCAGTTGTATATTGTCGGATAAAAGAAACATTTACAATATATCTTCATGTCTATACGATAAACGAGATGATGTAGCTCAATACTTGATGCGTTCGAGTGTATCGGTAGATGTATTCAGAGATTGTGATTCTCCAAATTGCGTTGGTGGACTCCCAAGAAAAATTGAAGGATTAAAACCATATCGATTTAGTATTGGTATAGAAAACAGTAGAGAACAAAACTACATTTCAGAAAAATTTTATGATGCAATTTTAACAAACACCATCCCAATATACTACGGTGCAAAAAATATCAAAGAGGTTTTTCCTGAAAATGGGTATTTTGTAATAGATGATTTAGAAGATTTAGATGGCATTGCCAACCTACTAAAACATATAAACGAAAACGCAGAAGAACTTTATCGACAAATGTTACCAGAAGCACTAAAAATTAAACAGAGATTTTTTAATGAATTTAATCTCATGACAAAAATTATAGAAGTAGCGGAGAGTGGTATATGAAAACTATAGGATTTTGGGATAACAATCTAGGATTGCGTGGTACTAGTGTTGCTATGTTTCTTTATGCAAAATATAACGAAGAAATTTTAGGAAATCGTAGTGTCATATATTCACACAGTGCTGTTAGAGAAGATATAGGGGATAAGTCTACACTAGATAAATTCGAAAAACAGTTTCCAGGTCGTGTACATCTAGTCGGTAGAGAATTGGGTGGATTGTACGATGTTCAGACGCATATGTTGAGAGAATATAACGCTGAATATTTTTATTATATTAAAGCCGGACAACGTGATGGTGGTATGTTAGATGAAAATTATATCAAAAATTTAATACACGCAGTATTTTTGTTTAATGAACCACACGGACATCGATATATGTATGTGTCTGATTGGTTGGCTGGGACGATGGGATATTCACCTAGAGAAAATCACGCGGTACCTCATATCGTTGAACCGTTGCCTGTAGTTGACGAAGATTTAAGAGATGAGCTAGGTATACCAAAAACAGCGACGGTGTTTGGGTGTTATGGTGGTCCAACTGAATTTAATATTGATTTTGTACATATGGTGATGGATAGAGTCTTGTCAGAACGTAATGACATTTATTTTATTTTTATGAATATACCAAGTACTCATCGTGGTATAACACACACGCATGAAAATTATAGATGGTTGCCTGGTACGTGGGATTTAACTCGAAAGGCTAAGTTTGTTAAAACATGCGATGCTATGTTACACGCCAGAGGAGGTGGAGAAACGTTCGGAATGGCTGTGGCAGAATTTAGTAGCGCAAATAAACCTGTAATAACATACGGATTATCGGGAGAACGATGTCATCTGGAAATTTTAGGAGACAAGGGATTAATTTATAACAGTTATGAAGAGCTTTATGACATTATTAATAACCTTGGTACATATTTAAAGTATGAGGATTGGAACTGCTACAGAAATTTCTCCGCAGAAATTATAATGGACAGATTCAATAAAAACTTTTTAAATTGAGATAATAGATATGACAAAGGTTATCGTAACAATGACAACGTTACCTCGAAGATTATTTGAGGTTGATTCTGAATGGGGAATTCGTCCGTCTTTAAAGACGATATTAGAACAATCAAACGCTGACTACGAAGTACATTTAAATGTTCCATACGAACACAGAGGTCAGCAAATAACAGTTCCCGATTGGTTAAGAGAATGGCAATCAACATACAAACATTTAAAAGTGTTTAGATGTAAAGATTACGGTCCAATAACAAAGATATATCCTACACTAAAACGTGTAACTGATCCGAATACTATTCTTATAACGGTAGACGATGATCTTGCATATAACGATGGATTTGTCCAAGCTCACATAGACGCTCAAACGAAGTATAAAGAATGTGCCATAGGATATGCTGGAATGGGTTCTATTAATGAATCACTTCCGGCTGACAATAGAGGCGTTCATCCAACCGGTGGACAACATTTCGTTACATCGTTAGCGGAAGATATAAGAGTGAGAATGTTAGAGGGATATAAAACTGTGTCTTATTTAAGATCATTTTTTTCTGAAGATTTAAAGGATTTAGAAAACTTTATGGCACAACATTGGAATGATGATATTGTGTTGTCTGCTTATATGGGATATAAAAATATAAAAAAGATAGTGTTGAAGTGTGAAAATTGTAATGGAGACAATTCACCACGCGTAGAAACATTCCCAGTAATAAGAATGGTTCCTATTACGTCCGATATTCACGGTTGTAATGCATTTAGAACCAATCAATCTATTCAAAAAAATATGGAAGATGTGAGTAATATGTGGTATAAACTTGGATATCTGGAGAGATAAAATATGTCTAATATTATTGAAGCATTAAATGTATACAATGTGTTTTCACCTAAAATGCGTTTGGGTGATAACAGAGATGGTGGTTATATAATTAACGAAACAATTGCAGAAGTTTCAAATAAACTTATTACTGTTGGATTGGGTTCTGATTACTCTTTTGAAAGAGATTGGTACAATAAATTCAAGACTCCAATTGAAGTATATGACGGAACGTGTTCTTGTGGCGGTCTGTGTCACGAATTTAAAGATAATATCAATAAAGATATTTTCTTTATAAAGAATAACGTGGGATATGATGAGGGTAATATGCCGATAAACGTATTACTAGATAGAAAATCAGATATTCTGTTGAAAGTTGACGCAGAAGGATCTGAATACACTATGTTTGATAATGTTAAATTGGGTTCAAATATTGCAGGATTTATCCTAGAAGTACACGATATACACGTTAGAGAGCATCAAGAAAAACTAATCAGTTTGATTGAAAATCAATTTTCTGATCTTTTGTTGTTTCATATTCACGGTAATTCTTGGGGAAACACCTTTACATTAAATTTGAGTAAAACGGGAAATCGTGGTTTGGAAATACAAAATTTTCCACATGTACTCGAATTATCTTTCGTAAACAAAAGACTGCTTGGTAATTTTGAGTTAGAAACGACATCATTCCCAATTCAAGGATTAGACTACAGTAATCACCCAGATAAACAAGATATTCAACTTCCGTGGATAAACGCATTATAATAAAGGTATTTTATGATAAACTTAAAGGATATATTACAGACTTTATCTGAAGATGGTAAATCTTTCGTTATAAATCTCGGAGATAAAGTTTTACGATTCACGATAGACGAGATTCCTAAAACTGAGCAAGAATCTTCACAACAAGTAGACAATACTGTTGAAGAATTCAAAACTTTAGAAAATTCTGATACGACCATAGTAACCGCTCTTTGGAATTTAGGTAGAGGGTCACTCGGTGATGATTTTAAACGTCCGTATTCTTATTATCTTGACAAATTTGCAGAGTTACTCAAAACTCCTTCAAATTTATACATTTATGTAGCAAAAGAAGATGAAGAATTTGTTTGGAAGCATAGATCAAGAAAAAATACTCATGTCAAAGTTATGGAGTTAGAAGAACTAAAAACTTGGTTTCCCTTCTACGAAAAAGTACAAGAAATTAGAAATACTGAAAATTGGAAGAAACAGGCAGCATGGTTAGAAAACTCTCCACAAGCAAATTTAGAGTTTTATAATCCGGTAGTTATGAGCAAGATGTTTTTACTGAACGATGCATCAATCAGTAATCCATTTAATACAAATTATTTTTATTGGTTAGATGCAGGCATCTCCACGACAGTACATCCAGGATATTTTCATCACGATGTCGTTTTAGAAAATCTACCAAAATTAACCGAAGAAGTTGATGCGTTTATATTCTTATCATATCCGTATGAGGATGGATATGAAGTTCATGGCTTTCCACGTACTGATATTGAAAGATATGCCAAAACACAACATTTAAAATATGTGTGTCGTGGTGGATTTTTTGGTGGTTCCAAAACTTCAATAGCAACGGCAAATAGTAATTATTATAATCTTTTACGACAAACCCTAGAAAGTAATTTTATGGGTACGGAAGAAAGTATATTTGCTGTAATGGCACATCTATATCCAGAAACAATATATAGATTTGAACTTTCAGGCGACGGTTTGGTATGGCCGTTTTTTGAAAAATTAAAGGACGTAGACGAACTTATAAAAAATTTACCGCCGAAAGAACTAACACCAAAAACTGCTAAAGTAAATCTGTATGTTCTTGGATTTAATTCTACAGAACAATTTGAATCTGTCGTGAAGTCCATACAATCGGCTGATGACACTATGTTTACACGATGTAGAAAAATATTAGTAAATAACTCTACGGATACTAGTTTATTTGAACAATACGATAAGTTATGTGAACTGTATGGGTTCGAGGAAATTCATAGAGAGAATTTAGGTGTATGTGGTGGTAGACAATTTATAGCAGAACATTTTAGCGAATCCGACGCTGATTTTTATATGTTTTTTGAAGACGATATGCATATTAACAACGAGTCTTTTATTGGTAAGAACTGTAGAAATGGATTTAGATCACATATACCAAACTTATATGAAAAGCTCGTTAAAATTATGGTAAAAGAAAAATTTGATTTCTTTAAAATGTCTTTTTCCGAATTTTACGGTGATAATAGTGTGCAGTGGGCTTGGTATAATGTACCACAATCAGTTAGAAATGAAGTTTGGCCTAACTATAATAAGTTACCTGAACACGGAACTGATCCAAATGCTCCAAAAACTGTTTTTGATACAATTCACATTGTGGATGAAACTCCTTATATTAAAGGGCAGATTTATTACAGTAATTGGCCACAAATAGTCAGTAAAGAAGGTAATCAAAAAATGTTTTTAAACACAAAGTGGGCTAGACCATACGAACAAACATGGATGAGTCATATATTCCAACAAACCAGAAAAAACGAATTAACTAGTGGAATTTTCCTTGCGTCACCTATAGAACACAATAGATTTAATTTTTATCAGAGTGAATTGAGGAAGGAATCCTAATGTAAAAGACATATAGTTTTATATTTATACTAGTGTATCTTTAACAACGTGGATTTATGGGATTAAAAGAACAGGTCCAAGCCGGGGCAAAAATTACCAGAGACGTTATTACAGTTACCGATACGGTCGGTAGTGGTTCGGTTGCCCTTGGGGGTTCTTTTCTTATATTAAGTATAGAATCTACACAACCTGCTAGATTACGAATCTATGACACAATTCAGAGTAGAGACGATTCTACTGAAATTTCCCGTATATTTGGTTCAACCGTACCACCAACCGTAGCACTTGTCGGTGACTACAGTATGAGTTTAAGTAATACAGTATATACGATAAACCCAGCGTCAATAGGACATACGAATTCGGCAACTACACCATTAACGTATTATAGATGCACGCCTTCGGGTTCCTCCTTTAAAATTAATAGGCTTTTAATAGAAGATACATCTATAACTCCTGCGATTAATACATCGTACACAGAAAATAATCGTAGATTAATACAAATAACACCTTCTTCGACTATTGCGGCGTTAGCGTATGCAAGTGGTACATTTACCAGTATTACGTCACCAACTGTACCAAAAACTTATATAATGGTAAGTGCTTCATTAGCAAACTCTAGCCACATGGTTAGATTTAGAATGTATAATAATAGCGGTAGTATATATAATGTTAGTGAAAGAAATAGATTATTTGCAACTGAACCATCGGAATCAATTGGATTAATAATAGATACTGTTATCTCTGGAAGTAATATAGTTTATTTTACTCCTAAAATCATAGGAGCTAATTTACAAAATATGGGAAACGACTTATCGGAATTAATCACAGATCCAACAAAAATGGAAGGAATAAATTCTGTTTATTATTATATGCAGAACGTATCATCTTCGGGTTCTCCTATAACTCCAACTGTAAACTTACATGTATTTTCACTAGAAGATTAAACTATGACTACTAGCTCAGCTTTTTATCCATACGCTTCTGGAAGTTTATACACCTCATCATTTGCCTTATCTTCGTCTTACGCAAATAATGCACAATACTTGATGTACGTATTTACAGCTTCTTTCGCAGAGTCGGGTACTTCTGGATCAAAAGGCGATCTTGGAGTTCCTGGAATTTGTAAAATAACCTATGAACAGTATTTACAGTTAAGAGCAAATCCTTCGTTAAAAGAAGTTTGCAATTTTAACTAGAGTCGGCATATGAGTATACAATTTATACCATTAGGATTACCAATTAGTACTTCTTTCGCAGTTTCGGCAAGTGTAACTATTGCATCGGCAAATACACCTACCACCGCGGCACTTGCCGCTTACGCTGAAAATTTACTAGGTTTGCCTGGTGACCCGTATAAAGAAGTAGATGCTTCACCAACGTTAATTGTTGTTCCAACATAATTAGGAGAATTTTGTGGCTGTATTTTTTCCATTCGGTATTCCTTCTACGGGTTCCTTCGCACAAACAGCTAGTTCTGCTTACGCATTAGTAAACAATCCATCTGTTGTAGCAGCACGTGCGTTGGTTGGTGTTATAGGACCAAAAGGTACTCCTGGAATTCAAGCTACAAGTTGTCCGCCTGGTTATTATAATGCGTTAACTACGGTCACGGATGCCTATGACACATACCCATCAGTACCGCCGCATTCTGGTAGAGAAAATTATTTTTTATGTTATCCAATTCCCTCTCCATCCATAACCCCAACAAAAACACCGACAGCTACCCCGACGATGACAGTAACACCGTCAGTAACAACTACGCCGTCGGTTACCCCAAGTGTAACTGTAACACCTTCTATAACAACTACACCATCAGTTACCAGAACGCCTTCTATCACTAGAACACCGAGTATCACAACTACGCCGTCTATTACGACCACACCTTCTGTTACTACTACGCCTAGTATTACTAGAACACCATCTATTACACCGTCTGTGACAGTAACACCTTCTATCACAACAACACCGTCAATAACGGTTACTCCAACTATAACATCTACACCTTCAATTACACCGTCAATAACTGTTACACCAAGTTTAACACGAACACCATCTATTACCACAACACCATCTATTACCACAACACCGTCTATAACTCCAACTAGAACAGTAACTCCATCAATAACACAAACAACAAATCAATCTGTAACACCAACGCCTACTCTTACACCTTCTATAACAACTACACCATCAATAACAGCAACTCCATCAATAACAGCAACTCCATCAATAACGCCGTCGATAACAACTACTAGAACTGTTACCCCAACGGTAACGCCCTCAATAACAACAACCCCATCGGTAACTACGACACCAACTAATACACCAACTCCATCGGTAACACCTTCTGCTACCACAATTAATTATGTATTTTGTGAGTGTACTACAGTTCCAAGCTGTAATAATTATCCAGATCCTACTGGTGGTGGATGTACAGCAGTTGCTGAAGCACTTACTCTCGGAACGTGTTGGCCGTGTACACAAGGAGTAGTAACGCCATCAGTAACACCGAGTGTCACTGCTACCCCTTCAATTACTAAAACACCAAGTACTACAGTAACTCCATCAATAACAACTACGCCAAGTATTACGCCAAGTATTACGACAACGCCGTCTATTACCACTACACCTTCTATTACTAGAACGCCAAGTATTACCGCTACGCCTTCTATTACTAGAACACCAAGTATTACTCCAAGTATTACCACTACGCCGTCTATTACTAGAACACCAAGTATTACTCCAAGTATTACCACTACGCCGTCTATTACTAGAACACCAAGTATTACTAGAACGCCTTCTATTACACCATCTATTACGCCAAGTATTACTACTACTCCAAGTATTACGCCGTCTGCAACAAAAACGCCTGCGCCCGTAACGCCTTCACCAGTAACACCTTCGCCGGTGACGCCTTCACCGGTGACGCCTTCGCCGGTGACGCCTTCACCAGTGACGCCTTCACCAGTAACACCTTCGCCAGTGACGCCTTCACCAGTAACACCTTCGCCAGTGACGCCTTCACCAGTAACACCTTCGCCAGTGACGCCTTCACCAGTAACACCTTCGCCAGTGACGCCTTCACCAGTAACACCTTCGCCAGTGACGCCTTCGCCGGAAACACCTTCGCCAGTGACGCCTTCGCCTGAAATACAATGTCCTACAATACCATGTGTTGATGCTCAAGATTGTTCACCGTGTGCATATTGCTGTGCTGGGCAATGTCAAAATACACCATGCCCACCCGTAGCACCAACGCCTTCACCGGTAACACCTTCACCGGTAACACCTTCACCAGAAACACCTTCACCAACACCATCACCAGCAACATGTACTTTTGGAGCTACTCAATGTGTGGGCCAAGATTTGTACACTTGTAATGGTACAGAATATGTATTATCGTGTACAAATTATATTGATTGCGGCGGATCGAACAGTTCGTGTGAGTAAAATCAATTGGTGAGGTAAAAACGTAAATATGTATTATAGTACAGTACGAATATACTAAATTGTAATACTGAAAAATAATTAAGAGGAAATGGTTATGAAAACAATATTGGTTACGGGAGCCGGTGGGTTTATTGCCGGACATATAGTAAAGAAATTAGCAGAAATATATACAGTACGAGCAATTGATAAAAAGCCGTTTGATAAATGGTATCAAATTACCGAGTCAGCAGAAAACATCGTCGGAGACTTAACGGATTACGATGTTGCTCTAAACGCCACGCAAGGTATTGATGAAGTCTATCATTTAGCGTGTGATATGGGTGGAATGGGATTTATCGAACACAATAAGACATTGTGTATGTTATCCATTATTCCAGACACCAATACATTAAAAGCAGCACACCTAAACGGAGCAAAGAAGTTTCTCTTCGCATCGACCGCTTGTGTCTATCCTGTGTATAAACAAAACACGACAGAACCAGAACCTTTAATTGAAGGTACAGAATACCCAGCCGATCCCGAAGATGGGTATGGTTGGGAAAAGCTGTTTATGGAACGCATGTGTCGTCATTTCACCGAAGATTTTGGAATTGAAACCCGTATTGTCCGATACCACAATGTCTACGGTCCAGTAGGTACGTGGCAAGGTGGACGAGAAAAAGCACCGGCCGCGCTCTGTAGAAAAGTCGCACATGCTTTACACACTAACTCTGATACGATTGAAGTGTGGGGTGATGGTGAGCAAACACGGTCGTTTTTGTATATTGATGATGCAGTCGAAGGAACAATTCGTGTAATGGATAGTCCACATCAATCGGCATTTAATATTGGATCAGACCGAATGGTGTCCGTTAATGAATTAATTACGATTATTGAAAATGCAGCTGGTGTCAAACTCCAACGTAAACATATTGAAGGACCGTTGGGAGTACGTGGAAGAAACTCACATAATGACAAAGTAAAGGCATTGTTAAATTGGGAACCTGCTATTACATTAGAAGAAGGAATGACTCGTACATTTAACTGGATACGGGAACAATATGGATTATATCATAGTACCAACTAGTAATAGTGAGTATCAATCGTGGCAGTGTCGTTTATTAAACTGGTCACGGAAGAAAGTAAAGCAATCAGGTAAACTTGTGTTATTACGATGTGCAGATCCGATGGGTAGAAATAGACCGTTGGATGAATACACAGACACGGATGTAGTAGTAATAGATTTACCAGATTATGCTACAGAATGGGAAAATCTAGAATCAGAATCAAAACGTGGTGAAAAATATTGGTGGGGAGCTATACCAAATAAATTCATGTCGATAAAATGGTTATGCGATAACTCTTCTTTTAAAGACGAAGATAATTTATTATTTCTAGACCCAGATATGATATTTTTACATCCAGTAGAATTTGTTCCTAAATATAACGAAATTATAGCACAAAGATTTATTCACTACGCACCGTTACAGAATTGGAAAATTGAAAATGATAGAGACGGGTTTGGTGTGATGTATCCATTTTGTATTAAGTTTGGTACATTAAAAAAAATAATAGACGATTATATTACCAGTTCAGAGCAAATTAAACGTGAAACGAAACGATGGGAATCTGAAATGTGGGGATTGGATTACGCAGTTAAAAAGAACAATTTAAAAATTCAATACGTAGAGGACTTTGGATTCTGTACGGCATGGAAAGAAAATGACAGTAATGAAGTCAGTCTTATCGCACATTTCCCGAATGAAATATTTGATGCGAATAATAATTCTTTATTTTTCAAACAAGATTACACACACAATCAGAATATGCAAATAGACGTAAATAGAGCAAGAAACAAATTAGATGAACTTTTGTTATCTAATATTGCACAAGAAAGAACGGATTATCTGTACCATTTAAAATGGAATTTTTCTAATATATTTAACAATTACACTGGTAAAACCGGATATATTATTTTAAAACCGTGGCCGGGTGGATTTAACAACATACGAATGTCATTAGAACTGGCGGTTTGTATAGCATATTTAACGAATAAGACATTAGTACTACCTCCAAAGTATAATATGTATTTGCTAAAAGATACGTTTGGGCTAGAAGATTTTTTTGATATGTCTGATTTAGGAATAAAAACAATGTCTTTTTTTGATTTCTGTAGACTGAAAAATATTACTCCTACGTTCGAAGCAGTTGCAGAAATTAGTAAAACCATAACAGAACCAGAATTTCACGTTTTAAATTTTACAGAATCACTACCAGACGAATCATTTAAACATGGACGTTCTGTAACTGATATGATTGAACTACTTGGTCACAATGAGTGTTTATTTTTTGATGGTAAATTGTTAGGAAATTTTTATCAAACCATATATACGACATTTGACGTAGAACTTAAAAAATTAATAGCACGGCACGTTCATTACACTCCTAAATTAATGGAATTGGGTTGGCGGGCAATAGAAGTGTTGGGAGACAGAAAATACTATGCAATCCACATAAGAAGAAATGATTTTCAGTATAAGCATTTGTTCATTACAGCGGAGCAAATCTATGATAATATCAAAGATATAATACCAGATGGTTCCACATTGTATATTGCAACAGACCATACCGATAAATCATTTTTTGACAAACTTGCCCAACACTATCAGTTACACTATTACGAAGATATTGCACATTTAGCAAAACTAGAAAATGTGCACTATAATTTTATTCCGATAATAGAACAACTCATATGTACAAGATCTATAAAGTTTATAGGTAACGATTATTCCACTCTTTCCTCGTATATATACAGACTTCGAGGATATATGAAAGATATAGAAGATAAAAACTTTTATATCAATACTAGTACGTTTAATCAAGATGAGCAATGTGATTCTACTGAAACAAAAAGATTCATAGGTAATTGGGCACGAGAATTTAAAGACGCCTGGGATTTTAAACCTAAAAAAATATTTGTTTCTGTAGCTAGCTATTGCGACCGCCAGTTATTAACTACATTAAGAAATTTATATGAAACGGCACAAGACTCATCACGAATTATGGTAGGTGTCCATCTTCAAGATAACGAAGAATATCATAAAGAATTACTTAATGAAAATTTTCCAAACATGAAAATATTATTTACTCCAGATGAAGATTCTCTGGGAGTTGTTTGGGCGCGTGAAAGAATAAAGCAAGAATTAATAACTGATGAGGATTTCTTTTTGCAGATTGACGCACACAGTAGATTTAAACAAAATTGGGATGGTATACTAATAAATCAATATAGAAGTATGCCAAACAAAAAAGTGGTATTCTCTACATATCCAAATGGATTCGAACTTACCGATACGGAAAAAAACTTTTTATCTATAAAAACTAATGCCCCATTAGTTATTAGTGGACATATGGATGTTGAAAATGTTAATCCAATAGATAACAGATTAGTTACAAAAAATTTAGTAGCAATGGATAAGTACGAAATATTCGACAACAAATGGATAGGTGCAGGATTTATATTTGCACCAATCGAATGGACTGGAGATATACAAGTACCTATGCAAATAAAATCTAAAGGTGAAGAAGAAGCACAAACGTTCTTATCTTATTTAAAAGGATGGGATATAAAATTACCCGCTGAGGCGACAGTATGGCATAATTATAATATACATGACTTGGACGGCACCGTATACAGAAAAACAAATCATAATGAAATAACAGACAAGTCTGTTGAAATTATAAATGATATACTTTTTAATACTTCCAATTCATATTCTCGTTCATTAGAAGAATTGGAGGATTACTTGTCAATTAAATTTAGACGGATCTAAAAATGGAAAAAATCTTTATAGCAATTGCAAGTTTTCGTGATTATGAACTACCACATACCATACTAGACCTAATTAGTAAAGCCGAAAATCCTCAAAGATTAGTATTTTCTGTAGTGCACCAATTTGATGAAGAGCCAGAGACGAATGAAAACTGCATCAATCATTTACTCGGCAAGTATCCAATACATTTAGAATTGCACCATTGGACAGAATCAAGAGGTGGTTGTTGGGCAAGAAATATAGCACAGAAATATTATGCAAATGAAAGATATGCATTACAAATAGATTCACACACTCGGGTTATAAAACATTGGGACTCCGTGTTAATACGAAATATAGAAAATTTAAGAAACATATCACCAAAACCTATAATTTCATATTTATCTCCATCATACTCTAGAAATGACGAATATGGTATAGACTATTTGTTTAGTAATATATTTGATATGGATAAAATACAAATACCTAAAATAAAAAATATAACTAGTCAATACTGGATTGAATACGGTGGATATGAAAATGAACAGCGTACTGGATATAAAAATGTAAGAGTCCCCGTACTATATGGTGGGTTTATATTTTCAGACGGCCAATGGGTAGTTGAAGTGGAACAAGATCCATTACATTATTATACTGGTGAAGAATTTGCTTTAGCCGTAAGATCGTATACAAAAGGATATGATATATACACGCCCGATAGAATAGTATCGTGGCATAGAGCACATAACGAACCAAACAAAAAACACTTTACCGTACTACCACCGGAATTTGGACAGTATAGACATAAAGTTGCGATGGAACGACTTCGAAGGTTATTTGAAGGTGGTGATCTGGGTAAATACGGTCTGGGTACACATCGAACTCTAGATGAGTACGAGCAATTTTCAGGAATAGATTTCAAAAATAAACAAATTAAGACTCTGTAACATAAAACGGTTATGTTTAATTTATCAATATACACAGGACACAATGCGTCATTTACGATAAGTCGAGATGATGAAATTCTAGAAGTTGTGGAATTGGAAAGATGGCTAAACGTTAAAAATATAAGTTTAACGTGGTATCTACCTACCACTCATAATCCTATACATGCTGTAAAAGAAATACTTCTATACTTCAAAATAAAATATGGTGCAGACAAATACCAAAATCTAATATGTAACCCTACAGATTTGGAAGTACTCACGGGTGGATATTGGTCTGCACACGGAAGTGTTTTAGATATTTTTAACGCAAAAAATTTAATAGAGATGGGTCACCAAGAAGGACACGCGTATAATGCATTTTATCAAACTAATTTAAAAGAAGCAACAATTATTAGTTTTGATGGTGGTGGTAATGATGGGTGTTTTAATTTTTATAAAGCAACTAGACAGAATGGAGTCACATTATATAGAACGGAACCTGATTATAATATCGGAGAAAAATATGCACAAATTGGATTTTATTGTAGTTCATTGAGCAAACAAGATAGATTTCAAGGATATCTGGTACATTCGGGTAAGTTGATGGGATTGTCAGCATACGGTAAAATTTTACACAATAACATAAATAATTTTTTAGAATACTACAAAGGACATCATTCTACTTACGAGGACAAGTATAACAATTATAAAAAATTAGGTTATCCAGATGAGTTAACTGGCCAGTTAGAAGTGGATGTAGTCAGAACTTCTCAATATGCGTTTGAGCAATTGTTTGAAAAGTTATCATACAAAGATATCATAGGTAGTGATGACAAATTATGTTTAACTGGTGGATGTGCTTTAAATGTACTGAATAACACACAAGTAAATAAATTAACAAAGACGCATGTAACGCCAAATCCAGACGATAGAGGATTGAGTTTAGGATTTATGTTAGGGTTTTTAAAGCCATCGGATGCATTTGATTCCACTTATATCGGACCTGAAGTTTGGGATAGACATTTATTACATGAGTACGTAAACAAATATAATGCAACCGAAGTAGATTTCACAAAATTAGCAGAAGATTTAATTTCTGGAAAAATTATTGGAATTGTTCGTGGTCGTTCTGAACACGGGGCTAGGGCATTGGGAAACAGAAGTATTCTTTGCATGCCAACTGTAGGTATGAAAGATATACTAAATGCAAAAGTCAAACATAGAGAATATTATCGTCCGTTTGCACCCGTAACTAGATTGGAAGATGCAAATACTTATTTTGATTGGGAAGGTGAAGCACGTTGGATGACATTTAGCCCAAGAGTAAAAACGGAATACCGATCAATTTTACCATCTGTCACACATATCGATAACACGGCTAGATTGCAAACAGTAACAGAAATGCAAAATTCTTTTCTGTATCACCTATTAGGTGAAGTAAAACGACTTTCAGGAGTCGGTGTATTAATAAATACATCCTTCAATATCGCAGGAAAACCAATTCTGAATACATACAGAGATGCTGTCTGGATGCTAGAAAATGTGGAAATGGATGGGTTGATTTTGGAAAATTATTATATAAAAAAGGATTAATATGACTAAAATTATAGTACTAAACCAATCAACGTGGCATTTTGAATATAATGCAATAGATGCGTTAGCAAAAAGTACATGGGCAAGAGTAAAACACCCAGACGTAACAGTTATTCATTATTACGGAGGTTATGATTTAGAAGATAAACCGTATTCACATTTAAGTGGAACGCCCGCCAAGGGTTCTGCGATTATGTATGATAACCACGGTAATAATATTCTTGTGTGTGGGGTACAAGATGTAGTAAGCAATCCTCTTACAGATCCACGTAATCAAAAACTTATCATAGCATATGAGTGGTGTCTTAATAATTTAGAATTTGATTATATAGTTCGAATTTGTAATACGACTTACCTTGATATTAAAAAGATGCACAAATTTCTAGATTCACTGGAAAGAAAAGATAAACAATATGATGGTGCACGAAATATGTACAACAATGAGTATTATTTTTGCGGAGGAAGTTTTAATTATCTATCAAAAGATTGTGTACAACAATTAGTAAACAATAAAGAAGAATATTTATCTTTACCGTATCCGTTATCTATGGAAGATCTTGGTGTGGGAGTAATACTATTTAATAAATTAAATTATGCCGTCTGGGACGAAGTACATCAAGATGTAAAAACATCCGCTACAAGTTTAGGCGATAACGGTGGCCCGTTAGTAGATTACGTCGATGACATAATAGCAAATGAAAAGTATTTTGCGTATAGATTTAGAATCAGTAGTACGGAAGAGTACATACAATTTCACAATAAGGTTTTACGAAAATATGTTTAATATAGGAATGTTTGGTTCTCATAATGCAACAATAGCTATATCAAAAGATGACAAACTTTTAGAAGTAGTGGAAGTAGAAAGATTTACTTCAATAAAAAATTGCGCATTATGGTTTTACTATAACATAAGAGAGCCATATAATATAGCAGTGATTCACGAAATAAAAAACTACTTTAATCAAAAATATGGAGTAACGGAATATGAAAGCGTAATATATAATTCCGTGCACCAAGAATACTATAAAATATTTCCCGCTAAAAAATACACATGGTTACCACACCACACAGCTCACGCATACTCTGGATTATACCAATCCCCATATAGTAATGCGTTAATAGTATCAGCTGATGGTGGTTCAGATGAAGGATTTTTCAATGTGTTTATAGGTGATAAGCGCGCGGGTATTACAAAAATATATTCTGGTAAAAGAGATTTAGCTGTTCCATATGGATTGGTTGCACATTATATTGAAGATATACGAAAGGAAGAACCGTTTTGGGGAAACTTGGTGTACGCCGGAAAAATTATGGGGTTTGCAAACTACGGAAACGCCACGGAAGAATTCGTCAATAAATTACATACTATATATAATAGCGGGGATGATGGGAAAATACCGGAAACGGTGACTACAATAAGGAAGGTTCTTGACATTCCAGAGGAATTTAGATTCACTGGCCAAGACGCTAAAGATTTAGCTGCTTCAAATCAATTTGTCTTTGAGCAACTTTTTGAAGAAGAGATAACGCCATTTTTAAAGGAATACCCTTCATTACCCTTAATTTTAGTTGGTGGGTGTGGGCTTAATATATTAAATAATACCAAACTTGCTAGAACTAGAAACGTATTTGTTCCACCTAATCCAAATGATTGTGGGTTGGCGGTTGGATTATTAGCATCTACTATCAAACCAACAGAACCAATTGATTGTACATATGCTGGGCCCGTAGTATGGGATAGACATGAATTAATAAGAATTGCACACGAACGATCGGCACAAGTACTTGACATCGCTAAATTAGCAGACTATATTATATCTGGTAAAATTGTAGGTGTGGTACGAGATAGATGTGAACATGGTCCAAGAGCACTAGGAAATAGAAGTATATTGTGTAATCCTGCTATTACTGGAATAAAAGATATATTGAATGCTAAAGTAAAAGGTAGAGAATATTATCGTCCCTTCGCTCCCGTGGTCCGTCTAGAAGATGTTAACAAATATTTTGAATGGAATACTGAAAGCCGTTGGATGAGTTTTTGTCCAAGAGTAAAAGATGAATATAAAAATAAACTAGAAGCAATAGTGCACGTGGATGGTACAGCGAGAGTACAAACTGTAACTAAAAAACAAAATGAATTTTTATATAATTTATTAACAGAAATGCATAATAAAACTGGAATAGGTGTATTATTAAATACTTCGTTCAATGTGGCAGGAAAACCAATTTTGAATACGTATAAAGAAGCACTCACAGTTCTAGATAGTAAAGAGATGGACGCCGTTATATTGGAAGATTATATTATACAAAAAAACAGAGGATCACAGTTATGAACAACCAATCAGAATTTTTTGCTCGACATGGGTATGCATACATTAAAGACGTACTGACACACCAGCAGTGCGACGACTTTGCTCAGTTGATGTATGACATGAAAGCTACAGATCGTTTAGTTTATGAAGGTGGTGACCAAAAGTTTTATGATAATTCGTATGGTGGAAACCATCCAGAGTTTGAGGCCGCATTGCGATCATTAACAGACAGATTGCAAGACGAGTTGGGAGTTAAAATGACTCCCGCTAATTCGTTTGGACGCATTTATTATAATGGTGGAACTTTACACAAACACGTTGATCGTCAAGGTCTTGATTACACTATGTCTATTACGCTATTTAATAGTTTAGATAAGGAATGGCCATTGTGGTGTATTGATAAGACAAATAATCAAGTTCCTTTGAATATTGGTCGAGGTGATGGTGGTATGATGTTAGGAACAACAATGACACATTGGCGTGATGATTTAATTTGCGAACCACACCAGCATGTTGTTCAACTATTCATGCATTGGAGTTTTGCATGAACGAAAAACTTAAACACGAATTTGAGATTATAATACACGCTGTACATGCTATGAATCCAACGGCAAATGGGTGGGGATGCATAGAAACTCGAAGTGGTGGTGGTAGTACATTAGAATCTACAAAACCTTTAAGAAATGCATTGCCAAAATTATTTGATACATTTAATATCAAATCAATTCTAGACATACCGTGTGGTGACTTTCATTGGATGAAAGAAGTCAATTTGACGGGAATCGAATACGTCGGAGCGGACATTGCCGAAGTATTCGTCAATGACAACAGACTAAATTATCCACAGCATGAATTTCTACATTTAGATATTACAGAAGATCCTTTACCTAAAAAGGATTTAGTTATAGTGCGAGATTGTTTTATACATCTTTCTTATGAGAATATAAAAAAGTCCCTAGAGAACATAAAAAATAGTGGAAGTACATACTTGCTAACCAGTAGTAGAAGGAATCTTATAGAAAATAAAGATATTTTAGACTCTGATTTTAGACAAATTAATATGGAAATAAATCCATTTTATTTAAACCCTATATATTGTATTGATGAAGATACGTCTGAACCATATCGATCTATGATATTAATCAAAATAGATGATTTAAAATAAACTTAAAATAAAGAGGTTACTATGAAAATGATAGCATATCCCGCATCCGACAGACCGTTTAGACTACAGCCTGCTGGATCTAAACGTCCTTGGATGGACGATGCAGTAAATAAAAACCCGTACAGATGTTTACCATTATCTATGGCTAATTCATTTGGGTGGGAAATATTGTCAGAGGCACACTTCACAGCAGAGTGGGATGGAAATAATGCGCCTTCTGGTGTAAAAATAAAACACCACGATGGTTATGGAACTCCATCGTCTCACTTTGGAGAAGGTACCTTAACTTGGCATGCTGGATGGTTATTCCAAATGGAATATCCATACGGACTATACGTTACTGGTGCACCGAACACACCTGTGCCAAACGTTATACCATTGTCTGGGGTAGTAGAAGCGCACTGGTTAAGATATTCCTTTACTCTAAATTGGAGATTTACACAACCTGGATCTTTTGAAGTAAAAATAGGAGATCCTATTGCGCTTATTTTCCCTATCGACTTGACGGTGTTTGATAATACGGAAGCAGAAATTCGTTCGCTCCACGATCCAGAATTCAAAGAATTTCACGATGATTACTGGAATTGGAATGTTTCGAGATTAAAATATATGTCCGAACAACGAGCGGGTCACCATTCAGCAGATGTATGGCAGAAACACTACTTTAGAGGAGTATATCCGGCTGAAGTAAAGGATGGATCGCTTATGGGTGATCCAACTGCTTCAAGTAAAAAGTGTCCATTTCATACTAACGCGGAAGGTAAACAACAGTCCACGCATAGAACCAAACCAAATGTACGGGAATTTGTTGATAAACGAATTGGTAAGTTTGAAACGCCGCCTATATACTGGGAACTGACAAAAAAGATTCAAGATCAACGTAATCTAGAATCTTCTCAAAACGCACAATCGACCAACCAGCAAGTTGCTGTAAATTCCAAAGAAATAGAAATGGAAAATAAAGTGAAGGAGTTAGAGTTGAAGTTGCGTATCGCTGAGACGCAATTAAAATTACAAAGTACTCAACTTCCAAAAGCTAATAAGAGTAAGACAGCAACAAAGAAAAAGAAGATTTCAGTTGAGGTAAAATAAATGAAAGAAGTAACGATGGACGTTCCTATCGCATTAGCGCAATTGATATTAAATAATAACGAAGCGTTAAAAAAATATCAATCACAATTAATGCAACAGATTAAACTTGCTAATGAACAAATGATGCAAATATTAAAATTAGATCCAGAGGAGGGTTGGCAATTGGACATGGAACGAATGGTATATGTTCGTGCAACAACTCCAGAAGAAATACTAGAGGTTGAGGCTTAATGCATCCTTCGTTGGATGAAGTGGTCTTTACGTGGGGAAAATACTCGGGGCATACGTTGGGTAGCGTTCGGCGTACTGCCCCGCAGTATTTACAATGGATAACCACAACTAAAACATTACCAGCAAAATGGATTGAAGCAGCACAACGAGCTTTGTTAGGTGATGATGTATCGGACTTACAACTACCCCGTGTCAAGCAATCCGATAAACCCAAAGAAGAACGAGAACAACAGACAGGTCCAATTGAAGTCCATTTGAAGGACACCAAGACGGCCTATATTGTCATGCCGTACAACAAACTCCTATTGGAACAATTCAAGTATGAGATTGACGGACGGAAATGGAATGGTGATGAAAAGCATTGGGAGTTTCCCGCAGTACATCTTCCAAAAGTCAAGAAGTTGTTTCCAAATTCCGTTTTATCATCGTCGGCTGAAAAATTATTAGGTAAGTTACAAGAACGTCGGGAAGATTTAGATGAAATTCGTCAAAAGGAAGATACGGATTTTGAAATTAAGGGATTGAAACTCAACCTCTATCCATACCAAAAAGTTGGTGTACAATTCGTCGATAGAGCTGGTGGTCGGTGTCTCATTGCGGATGCGCCGGGATTGGGTAAGACGGTGCAAGCTATTGCGTACGCACAACTTCATAATCTCAAAACGTTAATTGTTTGTCCTTTGTCCGTAGTCGTGAATTGGCAACGTGAAATTAAAAAGTTCACGGGCAAAGAGAGTACTGTTTGGGATAGTAAGGTGTACGATGGAAACCTTAAACACCAGTTTCATATTACCCATTACGATGCAGTTGCGAAAAATAATCATTGGCTTCGTGACCAAGGATTTGACTTATTGGTGTGTGATGAAGCAACCTATCTAAAGAATCGTCAGACTATTCGAGCAAAGAGCATTCTTGGGTCGTGGAAAGAACGCCGTAAGTATCCCGGCATCAAAACCAAGTATACGATTTTCTTGACGGGAACGCCGGTCATGTCTCGTCCGATTGAAGCATTTAGTTTATTGAACTTCTTGGATAAGGAACGCTTCAATAACTTCTTCCATTTCACGCAAAGATATGGTGGATGGAAAGGTCAAGCACCAATGAATCTTCAAGACCTCCACGACCGCACAAAAGATTTGGTAATTCGACGAAAGAAAGATCAAGTACTAACGGAATTACCGGCTAAACAACGGAATGATTTATATGTGGAATTGACGAAGGACGAAAGAAAAGAATACAACGAATTATTGAAAGAATTATTTGGTAAATGGAAAATGGATGGGAAACCTTCTATTAAACACATGCCAAAACTACAAAGCTTCCTAATTGAAAAGAAGTTACCTCGGTTGGTAGAAATGATTGATGAATTTCTGGATAACGACAAACCCATCCTCATCTTCAGTAATTATATTGCTCCATTGAAGTTCTTGCTGGAACATTATGGACATCACGCAGCACTATTGACAGGTGAAATGAATAAAAATGAACGCCAAGAAACTATTGACAAATTAGTTAGCGGGCAGGCTAAGATTGGATTATTCAGCCTGTTAGCAGCCGGTATGGGTATCGACGGATTGCAACACAAGATTGATACGGTTGTATTTCTGAATATGGATTGGGTTCCCGCAAATCACGAACAGGCAGAGGACAGAACCCATCGTATTGGCCAAAAGGCACAAGTACAGGTCTATTATATGGTCTGTGATGGTACGATGGACGAGTATATGCGTGATATTCTAAAAGAAAAACAATCGGTAGCCGATATGATTGTAGATGGTGCATTGGTTACGCCGGATAAACAAAAGTCTTATTTTAAGGAGTTTGTCAGAAGATTAAATAGCGCATATAATGAACGCTTTGACATAGAAAACGATTCTGACTGATATTTATTAATATCAGCAGTAAATATTTTATATTAATAAGGAGTTACATATGGAGCAAAAAACAGTTACAGAAAATCTATTTCCAACTGAAGTAATTGATTTACCTTCAAAGGGAGTCTTTTATGCAGAAGGAAGTCCGTTACGTTCTGGACAAATCGAAATTAAGTATATGACCGCAAAGGAAGAAGATATCCTTACGTCAACTAACTTAATTCAGAAAGGTGTTGTGTTGGATAAGTTGATGGATAGTTTAATCGTCACAAAGGGTGTAAAATCATCGGATCTATTAATTGGTGATTTAAATGCAGTGATGGTTGCTACCAGAATTCTTGGATATGGTAAAGATTATTCTGTAGGAATGACTTGTCCGAAGTGTGGCAAGACTATTGAAGAAACGGTTGATTTGACTACATTAAAAACAGAAAACGAACCAGACGGAAATAGTCCGACTGAAATTAAAATAGTTCTTCCGGTGTCTAAAGCAGAAGTAACATTAAAGTTGTTGACCCGTGGAGATGAATTGGCTATTGAGAAGGAAACGAAGGCTCTTAAGAAGGCAAATTCAGAAATAGAATCCGATACGACCGCAAGACTTCGAGCAATGATTTCGTCAGTAAACGGTGAAACAAACAAAGGAAAGATTTGGACATTTGTGGAAAACTTGTTAGTTAAGGATACAAGATTCTTACGTGAACAGTACAGACAGCTTATTCCAGATGTTGACTTCAATGTAAATGTTGATTGTGATTCATGTGGTTCTGACAACTTATCGGTGAGGTTGCCTATCGGCATCAACTTCTTTTGGCCTGACGCCGGAGTACAAGGCTGAAATCCATAAGTCGATGCTGATAACAGCACACTATTCAAAAGGGGCGCTTAGCGTCATAGAGTTATATCAAATGCCTGTTTATCTTCGAAATTTCTATATACGTGAGTTTGGTAAGTTGAAACAAGAAGAAGCAGACAGAATAGAAAAGGCATCTAAACGGTAATCCATATGATATTACTCAAAGAACTTTTAAGTGATTATGATAGAGGGTATAAAGGATGGGCACGAGCGGGTTCTCCAATGATAACGGTAGTGGACAACTTCCGAGTATTCGCTGGATCGGCAACTCGTTCTGCCACTCCTTTGTATACTATTAAAGGTAATAAATTATTTAAAGGTTTAGCAACAGCTGGAGCACCATTAGCTACATTGGTCGGGGATTTAATGTTTCCGGGGTGGCATGTTAATGGCGCACCAATGGCTCGATTAAAAAGAGATATTTCTATAAAAGGTGCAGCAACTATGGGACCAGCAATAGCAACTGCACCAAGTGGAAATGTTGCTACGTTGTTTGCGGCAACATATCACGCACTTCGAGGATAATGAATGGCGGAAGATACTACGGTAAACACCGAAGAATTATCTAGTACGATTGCTTCGCTTACAGCAAGTTTAAAAAAGTTATCTGAAGATGCCGGAAAGGTTAATCTTAAGGGTGCGTCAGATTCTGCTACAAAAACATCTTCCTCATTAAAAGAATTAAGTAGTACTGCAAATACTATTAAGAGCGCACTTAAGCAGTTCGGTGATGAGGTAGCCACGGCTACTAAACAGTTAGATGCAACTAAACAATCACTTCAAGAGCAATCGACGCAAGCAAGTAGACTCAAGCGTTCGATGGGTGCCGCGTCTAATGAATTTTTAAATGTAATTCAGACAACTAAAGCAGAATATGCCGTAGCAAAAGCTAAGGTATCAGTTGCACAAGCATCAGTTGCACAAGCACGAGAATTGTTGAATGCACAGAAACAACACACGGCTGCATTATTAAAAGAAGCAGATAGTACGTTTGCAACCCTAGAACAAAAAGTCCAAGAACAAGGTGGAGTGCAAGCATTAATTGATTCTAGAAACGAATCGTTAGGATACGTACAAGCTCAAATAAAAGCAGCACAAGGTGAAAAGCAAGCAACTGAAGAACGAATATCGCAAATAAAGAGCGCAAATCAAGCGTTACAGAGTCAAGCAGAATCTTCAAGAGATCTAGAAAGATTCATGCAATCTCAAATTAATGCTGCTAATGAAGATGTTGCAGCAAGTAACGATAGAATTAAATCATTACGAGGTAATGAAGAAGTTCAAAAATCTCAAATTGATGCGGTAAATGAAGAGATACGTCGAATTCAAAAACGTGGTGAATTCAAAGGTAGAGGAAAACAGAAGGAATTAACACAAGAAGAAGAACAACTTGTAAAAACTCTACAAGCTAGAAAAGAAAGTATCCTTGCTGCGTTTAATGAAACAAAAGAAATGCGAAAAGCAGAGATTCAGTACAGAGACAGTATTGCTGCTTCAATTCCTGGTATGGAAGCAGATATGCAGTCAGCAGCCGATGCCGCAGGTGCTTACGAATCCGCTATTGCACAAAACAATAATACTCTCACGCGAGAAAACTTACGTCGATTGGATTTAATTCAATCTATCGGTGGTATGGAATCTGAAGCACAACAAATAAGTGAAGGATTACAAGAATTAGAAGCAATAAATAACGATTATCAAAGTGAAATAGATAATTTAACAGACAAATTGCAACAGCAAGCTGGAGAGGTGCTACAGTCAACAGCCGCTGAAAATAATTTACAAAAAGCTTTAGAAGATAGAATCGCCGAAGAAGAAACCGTTAGAAAGGAAGCAGCAAATACATTGGCGTCTGGTATAGCAAAGAGTATGAATGCGCTTGCGGGTACATTACAAACATTAGGTAATGCTCTTGGTAATCTAGTAGCTACGGTACGTCAAACGCAACAACAGTTTGGATTGTCAGCGGGTTCTGCTGCAAAATTAAAATTTGAAAATCTTGTAGCTAGTGTTAAGAGTTTTGCTGGAACATTTACTTCGTTAGGTAAACAGGCTGGCGTTACTACGGAACAAATTCAAGAAGCACAAGCAGCATTCCAATCTGAATTTGGTGGCGTACTAACTTCTGGTGCCGCCGCTGATATAGCACGTCAAGCTAAAGAAATGGGTGTTGGTGCTGGTGAGTTGGCAAAAGCACGCCGTGTCTTTATGACCCAAACAATGGGTGATACTGGTGCTGCAAAGAAAGCACAAGATCAGTTCGTTAGTGAATTTGCTAAGAAGGGATTGACTTCTAAAGATGCAATGGCAGCAATTGGTCAAAATTCCGAATTGTTGGCTCGAAATGGAACACGATTTGCTGTTTCATTTGCACGCGCCGCAGCAGACGCAAAGAAGATTGGTGTAGATTTAGGTAAGATTGATCAAGTCGGTGATAATATTATTGGTGACTTTGAAGGCTTCCTAGAGAAACAGGCAGAACTTGGAGCAATGGGCTTCGGATTTGATAGTAGCAGACTGGCTGAAGTTGCGGAATCTGGAGACACCGGTGCGTTGATGGAAGAGTTGAGATCACAACTTGCATCGCAAGGTAAAGACCTAACTAAACTTCGTCGGTCAGAACAACTAGCTCTATCACAAGCGTTTGGTATTTCTATGGAAGAACTCCAACGTTTGGGAGCACCGAAAGGAACTGAAGGTTCTGGAGAAGCAACGTTATCACCGGAACAATTACAAAAAGATGCAAACGGATTCTTATCCAGATTAGTTAACCTTGGGGAAGCACAGGCATTAGTATTTACTGGAATTGCTACAACACTTGGATTTATAGCAAAGGGATTGGGAACTTCAACTGCCCAAAACATAATTTCTAAATTTATAAAATTGCCTGGAACCGGAGCAGCGGGAACTGCAGCGACATCCGCCGCAGGCACTGCAGCGACATCCGCTGCAGGTACTGCTGCAACACAAACTACTTTCCTACAAGGATTACGTACCGCTATAACATCACCGTTACAAAGTATTAGAACGGCTATAGCTGCGCCTGGTCGAGTTACTGGTTCTATTATGCAGGGTGCGGGGTCAGTAGCAAAATCTCTAATATCGCCTGTAAGTAAAGGTGTGAAGCTGGGTGGATCTGCATTATCTGGTATATTTGGAGCAGCCGAAGGATTTATGACGGCTAGACAGCAAGGCAAATCTGGAACAGAAGCTGCGGGTTCCGGTTTGGTTCAAGGTGGATTGGCTGCTGTGGGAACTGCTTTGGGAGCAATGGGAGGTCCACTTGGTATGATGGTCGGTGGATTTATAGGAAACACATTAGGTAAATCAATTAACAAATACTTCCCAGGCGTTGCACACGTATTCGGTCAACAAATATCAGGATTTATCAGTATGTTCACGCCAATTAAAGAAGCATTTGGTATGGTGTGGAAATCATTATCACCAGTAAAAGATGCGTTTATGTCAATGTTTGCAGTCTTTTCTGGTCCCGGTGGTGAAACAAGTGAAACCGCTAAGAAATTAGGTAAAGCATTTGAAGTGGTTGGGTCGGTCATTGGTATGATTGTACTACGTCCATTACAACTCTTGGCAGTAGTATTGAGAGTGTTTTCTGGTGGTTTGGAAATTACATTTCGTGGATTAGCCGTTATAACTAAATTACTTTCTGGAGATTTCTCTGGAGCAAAAGAAGCGGTGGGTAAACTGTGGGATTCAGTCAAGAGTCTATTTTCTGATATAGGTAAAATGATGGTAGATTTCTTCTTTGGTCCAATAAAGAAATTCTTCCCAGACTTCTGGGCACTGGTAACCGAGAAGTTCAATAGTGTGGTTGATTGGTTTGCAAGTTTACCAGAAAAAATAACGGCAGGTCTTTCATCAATAGGTGATTGGTTTACTTCATTACCAGAAAAAATATCTACAGCATTTGATACAGCAGTAACTTGGTTTACATCATTACCAGAGATGATTTGGAATGGTATAACTGGTGCGTTTACAAGAATATTTGATTGGATTAAGGAAAAGATTTCTTCCTTGAATCCGGTAAATGCTGTGAGAAGCGTGGCGAGTAAGTTGAACCCGATGAACTGGTTTGGTGATGACGTAGTATCTCGTTCAGGATATGGTGAACGTACTTTGGTTACACCGTCTGGTGCAATTGCATTGAATAATAGAGATAACGTTGTTGCATATGCTGATGATATGGTATCTGATGCAGTAAATACTGGTGTAAGATTCTTATCATTTGGTGCGTTGGGTAGAGATGCAAATAAACAAAAAACTGAAACTACACCATCTGTTTCGGTTGATTTGACCAAGTTAGAAGCAAAACTGGACCAAGTAGTAAACGCTATTGGTAGAATGAATGTAGAAGTAGACGGTCAAAAAATTGGTAAGATTTTGGTGGGCAGAACCGATGCCTCAACAACTGTCGGCTTAATGCGTAGAGGATAATTATGGCATTTACTAATCTAGAAAAACGGTATAATCAGACAGTCAATAAATTATATAAAGGCGCAACCACTAAATTCGAAAATGGAAAACCGAGTACCGGTAGAAATGACGACCCTCTTGTAGTTCGTCGCGTCGGTGATGGATATTTTGGTGGAGCAAGTAGAGCATTGGGACGCGCTCTACCAGTAACTAGTGCATTACAAGATGTAAAACGATTGACACTTTTTACATTTAGTGTTCGTGGAGTAACGTTTTTATTGAAACAGCAATTACTTCAAACTGGAAACACATTTGAGCAAACACGATTAATTAATCCTGTATTTGCTATTGGCAACGCCGTACCATTTCTGCATTTACGACGACACCTACGGCCATTAAACACTTTATTAAAAAAAACAGATACATCTTACTCAAACGTAAGAAAATTAGGACAGCTGCAAAAATCAACATATGATAGTTTTACAAAAAATGCAACTGGTGGTATAAAAGGACTACTGAAAAAAATAGCAGGACCAATTACCAGTACTATTTCTGCCTTCACTGCGAAGAAAAACGTTGGTGACGATTTTGGATATGATGCAGATGGTTGGAAAAAAACTAGACCGGAATTAGGAACAAAAGATAGTGATTACATATTATCTTTTGTTAACCCGACAGTCAGATTCAAATACGGCGGTGTATTAAATCCAGAAAACGAAACGTTTGTATTTTCGAATACGATTAGATATGGTGCAATACCTAATGGTGCTGGTAGGTGGGATGGATTATACAAAACGTATTTTTATATATCAAACGGATCATCAGATTGGTCATACAAGATATTCGATTCCGACTACACTAACGGTTCTTACACACGACCTGACCGTGGAGGTACTGCCGGAGGTGTTCCAAATGATGATGGTGTTAGCATAGGGGCCGATGTGTCCAGAACTGCATTGGTGTCCGACGTTGTAGAGGAATATGGACTGTTGGCGCTTTATAACAAAGAAGATATGCAAGCTAAGCAACAGCTCATAGATAATCAGCAAAAGTTTATCGATGCAGAAAATGCTTGGATAAGTGAAATTACAAAAAATAACGAAGAATCAATACCATTCTTGAAATACTTTGAGGGTGATGTAGAATCTATTACGGGTGATAAGCAGTTTGAAGATAGTGGAATGACTTCTCAAAATGCAAAATATATTGCAATAAACAGAACAACTCCGAATAAAAGAATTTCTTATATCAAAGACCCATCAAATGAAACGGGTTCAAGTGCAGCAAACATACTACGACCATACAGAAATATTAATAATGATTTTGATGATGCAATCACAATAGCAATAGCTATGGGTAATGATGACCCGATAAAATTCAGAGCGTTCATAAAAGACCTACAACAATCTGCATCACCTGAATACAAAAATTATCAATATATCGGTAGAACTGAAAAGTTTATCAGTTATGTTACTGTGCAAAGAGAAATTAGTTTTAAACTCGGTGTGTTGGCGTTTTCTAAAGACGAGTTAGACGTTGTGTGGAAACGTATTAATTATTTAACGGGATTGGTCTATCCTTATGGAATTAATAAGGGTATTCTTCAACCAAATATTATTCGATTGACGATCGGTAATATGTATGTAAACCAGCCGGGATATTTAACTTCACTGTCTACTAATTTCAATGAGATAACAGAATCGTGGGATATAGATAGAGGAGTTCCAATGGGAGCACAGGTTGATATGAAGTTCGTATTGATAGAAAAGAAATCACGTATTGCAAGTTCACCGTTCTATGGTATTACAGAACAAATGTCTGGTTCAGTTGGTCCATTTGAACAGACAATCACAACGAGATAACATATGCCGAAGTATATAAATCCAATACTTATTGACAGAGACGATAATGAAAAACGTCATTATACGTCTGCGATACCAGACGCATACGATTCTTCTGATACTGATTTTAAATACGTTGCTCGTATGGGTGACAGATGGGATTCAATCGCGTATAGATTTTTGGGATCTCCTAAATATTGGTACATTATAGCACGAGCTAACGGTGGTGCAAATGGGTCAATATTCATACAGCCAGGACAGCAAATAATAATACCACAACAGTTATAATATATGCCAGAGTCTAAACACAATTTCGGTTCATTTGACTATAAAATCACGAATCCAGAAATACGAAAAATCCTAAAGGCACGAAGTGTGTTGGATAACACAATTCAAGTAGCAATGCCATTCGTCAAAGCAACCACCACTATTCAAATACCAGAATATTTGGGAGCGGGTAATATTGGATTCACAATTGGATTACACGCTATTAATTCAGACGTTAGAGCAGAAGATATGTTATCTAACGCTGGAGGAACAGCGCCGTATGTAGGATACACATATACTGGTGATGGTACGAATCAAAAAATATATGCACAATATCCTGCCGATAATCTTTTAGCTAAATTTTTTGAAGATAACATTCAATTAGCCACCTCTGCCGAAGGTAAAGACTTTTTAAGAATACCACCGCCTGGTATAACCAAAATGACAATCGGTAGAAATAAGAATGGATTATTAGCAAGCGGACAGTTAGAAATTTCAGTACCATCGTTGGCTCAACTTGAAATATTGCATAGAACTTTTTTCATACCGGGTGTTGGTATGGTATTGGAGTGGGGGCAACAGTTTGCGGCAGAACTATCACCGTCGTTTGGAGAACGTGGTGATATTTCGGAACATTTATTTCCTTGGTACGACAGAGGTAGATTAACTTCGTTGTTAGATAGACTAGCGAAACGTGAAGTTGGCTTAGAAGAAATTTTAAATTGTTATGTGTATCCGACTCAAGGACAGTATATGTGGATGTTTGGTAGAGTAGCAAACTTTTCTACTAAAGCAAACTCTGATGGTTCATTCGACTGTTCTGTAAAAATAGTAGGTCCGTCTGAAGATGCGTGGGCATATTCTACTAAACAAACTGTTGTTCCACCAAAAGACAATTCCGGACAAATTTGTGCGGAAGGAGCTAATAGTGTCGAGTCGTTCTTTACTAAAACAGTCGGAGGCGGCCTTAATTTAAAGTCACTACTAGACGGTGTATATAAAGGAGAGTTATTACCAGAATGGAAAGACCATGTGGAATATTTTCAGAATGGTAATAAAAAGGAAGGGGAGCCTGGCGCAGATACGCAAAAACCAAACACATCAGAAAAAAGTTTTGCGGAATCCGATGATGCATATTTTATGACATGGCGATTCTTTGTTAATGTAGTAATTAATCATCCAGAACATGGTGTTAAAGCGATATTCGAAAAAGCAGGACTTCCTGAAAGTACAAAACAAAAAATAGCATTGATACGACCATATTTGGATGGACCAGCACGTTCTTCTGCTCCAACTGCAATTAATTCGCCTGGAGGAGAAAATATTGATGATCCTTTAGAAAATTATATTGGTTTTAATCAATTCTTACGTTCGGTTGACCCCGGTACAATGATTGTTGTCAATGAGGCAGCCGCAGTATTAGCTTCACAAGACAATAGCCCCAACCGTGCGGACCCAGAAGTTCGTAAATTATTAAACGAAACAGATAAATCTAAAGAATTTGCTAAGATAGGTAAGTTGGAAACGTCAACTAATGCAGCAGGAGACACGGCTCCAGCTAACTCTAGAGACAGAGCATTCTTAAGTACAGGTGTCTGGCTTAATCACAAAGCTGTTGCGGAAAGTATGGCAGGCGCAGATACGGTTTTAAGAGGTGTTGCTACGTTATTAGACCGTATGAACAGTGCAACCCGTGGATTCTGGGCACTTACACTAGACGTAGCGGAACCACAGACGTATACATGTCCAACAGTAGGAACCTCCACAGATTTTGGAACAGCTAAATATGAATATACGATTATTGACGCTAACTACCGACCAAACTCGGTTGCGGCAGTAGAAAGATTAAAAAACAATATTCATATTTTTAACAAGTACATAAGAAAAATTCCACGCGACGGTGGTGGTGTAGAATTAGTTGGGTCAGAATTAACAGATTGTACTGTAGACTTAGCATTACCGAAAAGATTATTCTCCCAAATTGCTACAATGGGATTGGTACAACCTAAAGATTTACAAGCAGCAGGTGGAGAAGTACAAGCTAATACAGATACCAACTGTAGTACAGCATTAATTTCGGATGCAAATGATTCTTTGAGAGAAATGTTTGCTATTACTACGTTGTCACCTAGTGCAAACGGTGGGCAAGGTCCAGATTTAACTATCAAGCCAATCATACCATCACCAACTGGAACGTGTGGACAAAATAATACACAAGTGACGGCTCAAGCGGCTGGTATCGGTAACCAGCCGGGACCAGCAAATGCAAGTTCCGCCGGTCAACCGCCAGCTAATAACGCAAATGCCGCAGAGAAAGCTGCAGCACAGTCAACTGTGGAAAGTGAAGAATGTAAGAAATGCCAACAATGTAATCCAACATCAACACCATCCGCCGCAGGTGTGGTTTCAATTCCAGGTAGTACACAAGAATTTGTGGTGTACGATAGTGTTCAAGGACCGTTTAATGTGCCAATTTCGTACACCAACAGAAGTACGAGATTAGCTGCAGCATCTCAACTGTATGACGCAGGATTCCGTAATGGTAGAATGCCCGCGAGTGCTATGGTAACTATTAATAAATATGCGGCATGTGGTAGCGCAAAAACATTTCCAGAAGCAGCAGATGCGCTTATTAGAATGTTGGATGCGGCGTGGGCCGCTGGGCATAAAATAAAATATTGTGAAGGATACCGGCCGATCGGTGTACAAATAAATTGTATAAAAGACAAAGGATGGACCGGTGGACCTGCTCATGTAAGATCCCCAACACAATTAAAATCTAGAAGAACGGGAAATTATATTGGATTGTGTGCACAACCTGGTACTTCAAATCACGGTTGGGCATTGGCATTTGACTTAAGTACCGAGGGAGGTGGTTCTATTTCAAACGGTAGTCCTGCCCACAATTGGTTAAAGGCAAACGCATCTAATTATCAATTCACACAAGACCCAGCGGAGGCGTGGCATTGGGAATTTAACGGTAGAGTTACATTCTCGGGCACCCCACCAACAAATCCAGCTGCTGCGCCCACGACTCCCACGCCACCAGCACAAAAACCAGCAATTTGTAATGACCCCAATACAGCTGCAGGTTCTGAAACATGTGCAAAATGCAATAGAGCTCAGGCACAATTGCAACAAATTCAAACCCAAGAAACTACAACGGCCGCCGCCGCGGCCGTAAAAGAAGGAATTATGAGAGAGTTTCCTGGATTAGAAGATATCTTCCGTTACGTCGAAGTATTCCCAGAACTTATGTTAGCTAATATTCGTTGTGACGCAAATGGAGATAAATCTAATGCGTTTGGATCTTCACCGGGAACATTGTCACTTACCGCTGATTTAAGAATGCCTGGTGTTAATGGAATGCGTATTGGAGAATTATTCTGGGTTGATCGTATTCCTGCGTTTTACAAAGCGTTTGGAGCATTTCAGATTATGAGTATTGAAGATACAATAGATATTAATGGTTGGCAAACTGGAATACATGCTCAATTTAATTATTTAGGCACCAAGTGGAAGGAAGCAATTGTCGCATTACTTGACAGAGATATGGTACGAGATTAATATATGTCTGACATTAATTTGATAAACAAGATATACCCAAAAGATAAGAAAAACATATTAGAACAGTTTGAAAAAAGTCCTGTAGTGACTCCTCCCATAGTCACATTACAAGACGTAGAAAATAAATATCTTAAACGATATTTTGTAAGACCGAGTAATCATATTGATTATGTATCGGAAATTGATGAACGCCAATATTCTGATTTTAAAACTAATCCACGATTTATAACAGCAATGGTAAAGTGGAGAATTGTCGGTAAAAAAGATAATACTATATTATCTAACGGGGTAACTTCTATGGGAGTACGGGATACTAACAAAGAGTCGGTTCGTAAAGCTGACTTGACATTTGGTGGTATCCACAAGTATATTACAGACTATACGGAGTATTGGCAGTCCGAGGGATAAATGGTTATTAATCATAAACAACAGTATGATGAATTGGTTGAACGAATGAATCGGGAAATGCATTTATGCACCCCGATTTTTCGTGATATCCATAAACATCCTGCGTCTAATCCGACGTTATGCATTGGGTATACATTTTTTAATGGCGACTTTTATACATTATCTATTACACATCAAGATGCACCAATATTCGATGTACCTAAAAATACATTTCTTACACTCCACACAGATCGTATAAATACTTTAGGTTATGTAGCAAATATGTCTTTTCCAGAGATTGAAGATGTATTTTCTTGGTATGTAAAAGAAACGCATATGATGTTTCAGAATACAAAGGATGTGAATAAAATAGTTCCTATTACAGTCTGGTCTAGTGTAATTAGAAAATATCATAACACTATATTACATAAACTAAATGGTGCAGATGATATAGCTGGTATGGAAAATACATTTATTAAAATTGCTGTATCGGTTTTACGAAAAATTGAATCGGCTGGTTTGGCTGTAGATGAAAAGCTATTGATTTCACATTTTGGTGATAAGGTAAGTCGGTTGATTACAGATGGGTTGGTATACTCACAATATCATCCATATACTATGACCGGTAGACCTAGTAACAGATTTGGAAAAATTAATTTTGCCGCGTTAAACAAAACGGATGGCAGTCGTGCAGCGTTTATAAGTAGATTCGCTGGTGGAAATCTAGTGCAGATGGATTTTGAAGCATATCACTTAAGATTGATTGGACATTATATGAATATCGATATGCCAATCGAACCAATTCACACGTATTTGGCGAAGCAGTATTATCAAAAAGACTTTCTCACAAAAGAAGAATATGAGGAAGGTAAACAAATCACGTTTAGTATCCTCTATGGTGCTGATGTAGAAACTGACATTCCACTACTAAAAAGTATTAAGGAACTGTCACGCCGTATTTATTCAGATTATCAAGAAAGAGGATTTGTTGCACCAATCAGTAAAAGACGAATTCACGTTCAAGACCAAGATGTTTCCGAACATAAGTTGTTTAATTATTTTGTCCAATGTTATGAATTTGAAAAAACAATTCCTAAACTAAAAAGTGTTTTGGAATATCTTGAAGATAAGAAATCTAAATTGATTCTTTACACTTATGATGCAATTCTGTTAGATTGCCATCCTGACGAGATAAGTACAATAAAACACGATATTCGGGAGATACTACAACAAGAAAACTTCCCAGTAAGATTGTATTCAGGAATCAATTATGATGTTCTAAAAGAGGAACTTTGACATATCTAAATTATATTTATTGGAAGTATTTCTCTTTCAATAGGTATAGATATGGAAGAACAAACCCAACTACTGTGTACGTTTACAACGGTAGACGGATTGGAAAAGACAATAGACGACATAAAAGCTACATATAAATTAATGTTTAATAAAGTCTATTTGTTGGAAAACGTTGAAGATGCTTCACAACTCATTCTAACGTATAACGTTGCAAAGAGTGATAGCTTGAAGTTAACACCACCACCGTCAACAATTTCAGTACACAGAAAAAAGCACACAAATACAATTTATACTATAAACGCAATCAACAAATTGATAGAACAAAAAAATGGTGGCGTTTTAGATACATCGTACAAAATTGATTGGACCGAGTTAAAAAATATGGTGTTAGTAACAGCTTACGGAAAACTTAAGGCTATTAATACAAAATTATCTAAAATTATTGACTGTTAAAACATATGAACACACCATCACATCTTGGGGAATGTATTGTAGCCGCATCTACAATCGGTTCTAATGTCATTATAGCAAAGAATCGTGATAGATCATACAACCCACAAGTTGAAATTGTTCGACGATTGGTGGATAATACCGAGGTGTGTTTATTTCATGATATGACAACTGGATGGGTTGAAGGTATGAATGAACACGGTATTGGTATTTTAAATACCGCATTGATGGTAGGATTTGACGAAAAAGAAAAACAATTAGTTAAAAAGTCTGGACAAAAATCCCAAGACGCTCCACGCGTTATGGCTGCGTTAGGTCACAAAGATTTAAAAGGAGCCATAAAGTCTGCGGCTGGATTTGACGGTGGCATCAAGGGACACACGATTGTAGCAAACGCTCGACAAGGAGCGGTCATAGAAAATACGTCAAGACATGCGGTGAGCATCAAACCATTGAATATGGAAGATATTACTGTTCGTACCAATCACGGGCACTTATATACCGACGCAGGATATACAGAAGGTATAAAATATTTATCTTCAAAGATTCGTAAGATAAGTGCAGAAAAACAGTTATCAGCAGTTAATGATTATCACGATATAGCGCGTGCTCTTCGACAACCGTTCTACCCAAAAAATTCTATGTTAAATATGGCACGTGATACAGCGGAAATGAGTACCACAAGCCAAATCGTATTAAATTTGAATACTAATGAAATGTTAGTATATTTATTTCGTAGTAAGATTGAAGAATTTCACGGTCTTAATAATCAATTACCAGAAGGCCGACAATCAAAAATTAAAGTAAGAGTATTTTGGATAAATAATCGCTAAACACACTTGACATATAAGCAGGGCCCTATTAATATTATTGATAGGGAGTTGTAAACTCACTAAACACTAAACATTAAGGAGAAGTAAAATGAGTCTAAACATTGCCGCACTAAAAGCTAAACTTAACCAGTTTAATCGCCAGGGTGAACGTTCAGAAGCACTTTGGAAGCCGACCGAAGGTAAGACGGTCGTTCGTATTGTTCCGTGGAAGGAAAACAAGGAAAATCCTTTTGCTGAACTGTATTTTCATTATCTAGGTAACAAGACCTATCTTTCCCCGACCTCGTATGGTAATCGCGATCCGATTATGGAATTCGCTGAGGAGATTGCGTCGGGAGGTACTAAAGACGATTACGCACAGGCTCGTCCTTTCCGTCCGAAGCTCCGTACCTTTGTTCCCATCGTCGTTCGTGGTGAGGAAGAGAAGGGTGTTCGATTTATGTCATTCGGTAAGACGGTTTATCAGGAACTTCTTTCTATCATCGCTGACCCCGATTACGGCGACATCACAGACGTAAAGAATGGTCGTGATATTGTGGTTGAGTATATCCCACAGGAGAAGTCCGACACGAACTTCGCCAAGACGATGGTTCGTCCAAAGCCGAACCAGACTCCGCTTTCGGATTCCGCTGACAAGATCAAGGGATGCCTTGAGAATCAGCCCGACCTTCGTGCAATCTTTAAGGAACCCACTTATGAGGAGCTTAAGGTCGCTCTCGAGCGTTATCTTGACCCTGATAGTAAGGCAACGGTATCGGCGCCTGTCGCTAAGGACGAACCAAAGTCCGTGACAGCAACAAAGTCTGCGACTACGCAGAAGTCAACGTCAGTCAAAGATATGATTGACGAATTCGACGAAGTATTTAACTAATACACTTGACAACGCAGGTGGTACCCTACTATATTTGTGGGGTACCCTTGCGTTTTCACATTTGAGGACATATATGGCAAAAGAAAAGAAGGTTATTCAAGAACCAGACCGCGACGAGTTGGCGTCTCTTATCGCAGAGTCACTAAACAAGTTAAACAAAGACAGCGACCAGATTGCATTCTTCCTTGATGGTCGTGAAGAAACGCCTACCGACTTTACAGATTTTATTTCTACCGGTGCTACGATGCTTGACGTTGCTATTAGTAATCGTCCGCATGGTGGTATCGCTGTTGGTCGTATTACCGAATTGACGGGATTGGAAGGTAGTGGTAAGTCTCTACTCGGTGCACAGCTCATTGCAAACACACAGAAACGCGGTGGTGTTGGTGTTCTGATTGACACAGAAACCGCAGTCAATCCAGAGTTCTTCCGTGCAGTTGGGATTGATACGAACAAGCTGGTTTATGTTCATCTCCAGACTGTTGAGGAAATCTTTGATGCAATTACTACAATTATTGAAAAAGTCCGTTCTGGAAAGGATAAGGACAAGTTGGTTACGATTGTCGTGGACTCTGTTGCCGCAGCTTCGACGAAGAAAGAAATGGAAGCCGACTTCGGTAAGGATGGGTATGCAACGGACAAGGC